CAAACGCCCCCTTTCCTGTTATGTCGAGGGCTAATTTTGAAAGATCGTATTCAATTGATGAACTATTTACAACACAATTTGTATTACTCATATCTACTATCACCTGAGAAATAATTTGTGATATTACTTTAAATGACTGGGTTCGTACTTGATATGTTTTTCAAGCCAGAGCCGGAGCCAGAGCCGAGCCTAAACTTCCCCCAAAGCCTGAGCTCCCCCCGGTACCTATGCATCTACTGGATCGAAGTATGGCATTAGAAACCAAGTCTATGAATGAACGAAAAAGACGTCCCACATATTTACCTGGTCGTTGGATTCATAAATTGTGTGGTCTCAAACGCAACATAGTGTTAGTCAATAAGACCGACCATCACGTGAAATTCACGATTAAGAAGATTCCAAGCTGTAAATGCTTCATGTCGACGTGTAAAATACTGTTACCGAGTGGTGCTGGTATCGAGGGTCAATTTGAGAATCAAGAGAATCAAGAAATTCAAGAAATATTACTGGGACCCATGACTGATGAATATATCGATCACTGTGTGTATCTACTTCCAAGTAAAAATGTACTCGTCACCTTGGAAATGGAGGGAAAAATGATTTTTAAAAATAGAAAGATGGGTTCATATGATAAGTACACTTGTCGTAATTACCTTGTTTTCTAGGGTGGTCTAATTTTTTTGTCAGTACATAGTATTATGGTGAACGTGGAGATGGCCAATGCGTGGTTGGTGAACAACGCAAGAAACGCAAATAATCTTGCAAGAAACGAAGCTGTGAGACGGTCAAGAGCCGAAGCCGCTGAAGAGAGGGCAAAGGCAAAAGCAAAGAAGGCGGCAGAAGCTGCCAAAAAAGAGATGAATACAGCCCGTCAGGCAGCCGTTGAGAGGTCTGCTGCTCTCGCTGCTGCGGAGAGAGCGGCACGGGCTGCATCTAGGGGTGAAACTTCAAATCGTCGTAATAAGACTAACGCCGCTAACAAAACTGCTAAGAAGGCTGCTGAGAATGCCAAGAAGGCTCAAGCAAATGCCGAAAAAGCCGCGGCGAATGCCAGGAAGGCTCAAGCAAATGCTCTGATTCAGAATGTAAAGAAAAATTGGTCAAACGTCGCATTCAGTACCATGAGCAGAAATGATAAAAAAAAGAAAGGTACTACGATTTATAGAAAGGCATCACTTAAACTTCACCCAAATAAACCAACTGGTAACACAGAGAGTTTTAAACTTTTAGGTACTCTATTTAAGGAATTTACAGAGTATGTCAATCAAAACTAACCGAACAGTCAAACGAATTACAACGACCCTGTCCAAGCATATCATACACGACTTCCCCATCGACGATCTCCTCCTCGATGAGTAAATCCTTGAGTTCTTCCAACTTGTCCTTTGTTATCCGTCAACATCTTGAGTGCATACCTATAACACTGTGACACGATGGTTTCAATCTCGTTATCCACCTTAAGAGCGGCAGATGGAGACAGGTTACGGTAATCATACTTATTCTTACCAAAGCCATAGGTTGTTACCATTTCACGAGCAATCTCGTAGACCCTCGCATAATCAGAACTCGCACCAGTTGTGACACGATTGGCTCCATAGATAACCTCTTCAGCCGCACGACCACCTAGGGCAACGAGGATTTGAGCGAGTAGATACTCTTTCGTGTAGAATGGACTGTCCGCATTATCCTCAGAGGGTTGGAAGAAGGTCACACCACCCGCAGCACCTCGGGGCATGATAGAAACCTTACGAACTTTGTCATAGTCTGGTACGAGAACACCGACGATAGCATGTCCAGCCTCATGGTAGGCCACAAGCTCCTTCTTACGGAAAGAATACTTCACATCACCCTTAGCCCCAACGACTATGCGTTGGTAGACATTTTCAGTAATCTCATTCGTAATGGTACCGTCACCATCCTTAACGGCACGAATAGCACACTCATTCAACAGATTTGCCAAGTCAGCACCAGAGAATCCAGTCGTCTGTTTAGCGAGGTTCTTAAGACGTACGTCAGGGTGCAAACTTCTTACCCCGAGCGTGGAACCCCGAGAATCTTGAGGCGACCCTTAACACTTGGAAGGGACACCTGAATCTTACGATCGAAACGACCGGGGCGGAGCAGTGCATCATCTAGGATATCAATCCTATTTGTCGCAGCAATCACTACGATACCAGTCTCATTATCAAAACCATCCATCTCAGTGAGAAGCTGGTTAATCGTCTGCTCACGCTCATCATTACCAGGTGTAGTAGTTCCACCGCGCTTCTTTCCCACCGCATCAATCTCATCAATGAAGATGATACACGGTTGATTTTCGCGCGCTTGCTCAAAGAGTTCCCGGACGCGCTTAGCGCCAACACCGACGAACATCTCAATGAAACTCGCGGCAGAGCACTGGAGGAAAGGTACACTCGATTCACCCGCGATAGCACGAGCTAGAAGAGTCTTACCAGTACCTGGAGCACCGGCGAGGAGGGCGCCACGTGGGATACGGGCACCACTTCCATAGTACTTCTCAGGGTTTTTGAGAAAGTCGACAATCTCCTCGAGCTCATCCTTAGCTGAGTCGATACCCTCAACGTCCTTGAAACGTGTAGGTAACCTCATCTTCCATGTTAAATTCAGCAGACTTCATGAAAGGGATTGGGCATTCCCATACCACCCTCACCTCTTGGGGCGAATAGGGTACGACCAAGGGTAAATATGTAAGCGATGAAGAAAGAACATGACGACATTCTCGATAAGGGACACCGGTTGAGTATTATCTACGAGAACTTCAGTCTCACTTTCCATTAGAGGTCTGCCACAACTGCTCATTCTGTGGGATTGATACATCACCATAATCCCCATTCTCTTCCTGAAACACTGCTATGTTCTTGTTGGGTCGTATGATTACGGAAGGGAGTTCACGGTTCTTGAGCCCTTGGATAAACTGTGTATATGTTCTTGGATGGTATTCCACCTTTCGTTCTTTGGTATCAACTTTGACAGTCGGTGCGGTAAAGCGTGTCGCGATACTTTTTCCAATACTGAACATACTTTATAGTAAAGTGGTGATTGTTTTAACCCACTTTTTCGGCATACGTGGCATCTCATCTTTCGTCTATTGTGTTGACACATCTCAAAATACCCACATGTTTCACACATCTCTCTCAAGTCTCCATGTATACACAAAGGACCACTATTACACGTGGTACAACGAATCAAGTTTATACCATGTGGACATGACATTCTTATTTAAAGATATTTTTTACTTTTAAATAAGATGACTTTAAAACTCGAGTTAGTAAACAATGGAAAATATAACGTATTCGTGATAGAAGGTGATGAGTATATAGGAAATGCTATATCAAAAGGACACGAATGGGATGCATGGATGCGTAAAGACTTGGAAAAATACTATGTCGATAGAACTGAAATCCTAGACATAGGGGCAAATATAGGATACAACTCTCTGATGTTTTCTGATTACGGACCAGTCGTGTCATTTGAACCAGTGTATCATGACGTGGTTATAAAAAATGCACAAAATAATGCGTTGAAACATTCTATCGTTATCCACCCATGTGCACTTTCCAACGAAGACACGACGACTGAAATTTTCATACCAGGTAAAGGGTGTCAATCCAATACACATATAAATTACGGGGGTACGAGCTTTCATCTCGATGAAGATATGAAAGGTGAATCTATTATGGTTAAGTGTAAAAAATTGGATGACATTTACAAAGGAAAACCATCATTCATAAAAATTGATGTCGAAGAGCATGAATTACAAGTTCTAGAGGGTGCTAAGGAGACTATTAAAAAATACATGCCGACTATACTCGTTGAAATTCACGATTTTGAAAACAGTCCGGTAGCTGATTTCTTAGAATCTTTGGGATACGACAAACCAGAACCGAGACCGGAGGGTGTGTTTTTGTATCGCGCGAAAGACATTTTATCCATCATATAATACAGTTGATACGCATCGATAATACTCTCTCGATGGTATTGTTCTGGTATACATTCCGGAATACCTTCCTTAGAGTAATAGGCAGTATCACTCCTTCTTTCTTCAAAATGAGATGGTCGATTATCTAATAACCAGAGAAGGTGTCGACTACACGTATGAATTTTACCGTATCTTCGTGTATACTCCAGCGTTAATGCGATACCGATTCTACACGCATAGAGATAATTCTCCAAACTTGATCCAACCCACATGGTCATAGGATGTTTTTTATGAGCTGGACGATACCCTCTCGATGTACCATCTTTTGTATACGGTGCATTTTCATGTACAAACTGTTCCTGATTGGAAAAATGCCACGCGGTGTATAGCATTTGACATATTTCCAATTGGATTTTGACGACGTGTTGGTCACACGACCAATAGGCAATTTCTATTGGGAGTAGTGATAAAAAGAATATATTCATGACATGTTTTTATTAAAATCATACATCTACTTAGGTGTACTTTATTCTCCACCTGAAAAGTACTCTTCCTCATTTTCAACTTCTTCTTCATCTTCATCTGGTTCAACATCTAAAGTTTCCTCCTCCTCAGGTTCATCAGGCTTTAGATGTTGGTCGTCGTCTTCGATTGGTTCAATAATTTCCTCTTCTTTCTTTTTCTTTTTTATTTTTTTCATAGGTTCCTTGTCAAATATTTTAGTAAACACCTTTTCAATTTTGATATATAAATCTTTTCGTTTTTCATTATTTTTTTCAATTCTTTGTAAATATTCCTTACTAAATCCGTGTGACTTGTATGCCTGTAAAACCATTTTAAATGGTGGTCTTTTGGCATTTTTGTAGTATTTATCGTATAATTCTGCAATAGCGGAGTTAATTTTCACTCTCACAATACCACTCTTCAACACTCGAAGATTTACTTGAATACGATCACCAAACGTAAGTTCTGGTTCTTTTGGTGGTTCTGGATACACCCTTGGTTGTATTATAGGTAATTGTGGATCTACGTAAGGAAGACCCATTTTTTTATAATTCGCTTCCAGTAATTTTAAATAATCATCTTGATGATATACAGGCCCTTTCACAAACTTATATTGTATTGTGGGTTTGGACTGAAGAATACTACCAATAAACGAATCGTCAGATATACCACCCTTGTAAGGTTTGGGCTCAACCCTAACACGCTGCGACGGTCGTTTGTACATGCTCATCTTGATTTTCGGAGATTTTATCCTCTAACTTAGGTTGTAGAAAAAAGTCTAGTTCACATCGAATCAAATGAGCAGATTGCTGATTCATATGTGTGTAAAGTGGTCCCCAAATTTCAATAACTTTTCGCCCTCTGTCATACCACAGATAATCAAGACCAAGCTTCTGTGTGAGCCAGTAAAACTTTTTACCAGTTTTACCGATGAATGAGAAAATTTGATCCTCTGTGTACTCAGACACGTCCATTTGGGAGTAGTGGGCGTTCGGGGGTTGATACGGGGCCATCGTTTCTCTTAGACATAGCTGTCTCCTTTTGTTTAAGTATATTTCGAATATGTTTTGAAGTGTAAACACCTTTTTTGTTTTTCTTGTCGTTCTTAGTCACACGCTTTTTGGGTTCCTTGTACTCCATTGTTATATTTCTCATATAAAAATATACCAACTTAGGTTTCATCTTCATCAACGAGTGATACATCATCTTCACTCTCATCGGTTTCACTTCCACTACATGTAAAATCTTCATCCTCACTGTCATCAATAATTTCATACCCCCGTTGAGTATGTATATAAAGACCAGTCTTTTCTAAGTTATCTACATCATAAAACCCAGAAACAGACTCTTTACTCACAGATTCTACGTTTTGGCTAAAATTAAATACACTTGAATGAACTCTTTCTAGAAAATTAACGGCGTAGTTGTGTTCATTTTCTTGTACAACACGAGCTATTTGTGTAGTATCATCATCACATATGACGTCAACAATCATGTCTATTATGTTTAAATTTTAAATCTTTAATAACATTAATGGAAAACTTGAAGAATTGGGGTATACATTATATATCCAACAGGGAAATTGCACCAAATGATGCGGTTATGTTTGATATAGACGATACTCTTATTTTTACAGACGGAAGACCAAATATACCTATAATCAATCTTTTATATGGAGCGCGTGCTATGGGATACAAAATTGTAATCATCACAGCTCGATCAGGGTTGGGACACGTTATTAAACTGACTGTAAATCAATTACAAGAATATGATATTGTATACGACTATCTAGGATTTACAAGTGCAGAAACAAAAGGTATAATGAAAAAACAATTACCGTATAACTTCATTTTATCTGTTGGTGACATGCCAACAGACCTTACAGAGTCTGTACACGGGACTTAACATTTCCAATTTTTCTCACAATTGAGACAACTCACAAACGTTGTCATAGGTTCATCAGCCGAACGCGTTTGAAGCTGATAATACGTGGTTTTCTTAGATTTGCATCTCCCACATGTAAAAAAGCCCACTAAACTATCTTTCGCTTCTTTAGCGAGATATTGCTTTCTCAAGTCCTTATGAATTCTTTCCTCTTGTAATTTGGCATATGGACCATCCGACCATAATTGTTCAGGTCTCATATCCATTAGATCTATAACACTCACCACCCTTGATTTAATTTTTTGCTTCAATTCTTCCGAATTTATTAAACACTTTTGAATAGACAAAAACTTATGCTTATAAATACTTGTAAAGTGAGGATTATCCCAAGCAGGTTGACTATGACATCTATCATGTGAATGGTTCAGTATACACTTCTCGAGATCTGTACATATCTTATCATCTTTTGTGACGTCGAGAAGGGTAGATAATTTACCAATAACAAACTCACGTGTGGAGTTCATTTTCTTATTCTATATATTTACACTATTTTTAAACCACTTAGGGCAACGGAAGACCTTCATAAGGATTGCTAAGTTTACAATCCTCCATATTTTCAGGAGAACAGTTATCGAAAACCCCAGAAACGCGGCGCTCGGGGTTGGAATCGTACGCATTTGTCACGTAGCGGTACTCGGGGCGACCAGAGCTATACTTCTCCGTATTAAAGAAAACAAGGAGGCTAATAGCTACGTACAACACAATGATATACTTTAAAGCGGTGCGATTCGTCGCGTTTAACATTATATTATTAACTGATATTTTTTTTATGATTGTATTTAAGATGACTAAAGCGATTCTTATATATGAAGATGTAGGTCATGTGCAAGAAATAGACCTAGACATAACACCAGTTAAAAATGAAATTTTTAAACTGTTGGGTGGACGCCAGACTTTTATTGGACAGTGGCCTGATATAGATGTCGTCATTATGAAAGCCGAAAACGCGACAATTAAAAATGAGAATATTTTACCTCACCCATTCGACAAGGAGGATACACATGGTAAAATTCTCCTCGTACGGATGGATCAAGATTCCGAACCACAAGACTTTACATTAGACGAATATAACTCATTTTGTGTCGGGGATGAAAGCATCTCCGCTTAATACAGCATTTGTATACTTCATACACAACTGAAAATGTATATATGCGAATTCCATCACATTGTCCATAGATGGTTTGTCTGGTAAGGGATTATCGGCGATAACTTTAATGAGGTCGGCTTTTCCACCACTCAGAGACTGAGCTGTAGTTTCTCCAAGTTTTTTTAACCATAGAACGTGTTCCTGGTTTTTACAATCGAAACTTCTGACAAACGAAGCCATATATCTATCTACGATTCTTTTCTATAAGTAAGCGCGCGCTCGGATCGGTAACCTTTAGTCCATTTAGGTCTCCATATTTCTGAGATGAGATGATCATTCTCACGTCCGTACATTCGCCAAAATACTTGACGATATAGAGCTTCCTCCTTAGTTAGTGGTATATTGTGATAATTTGATTTCATACGTATTTCACTGAACGTTGCATCATCGATTTCTCCTTCTGCGTATTTCTTAATCTCGTCAACCCAATTTGTACCAACTGCATCACTCATACCATCCTTTTGTCTCCACAGTATGTCATGCGGTAAATACCCCTCAAAGGCTTCGCGAAGTATGCGTTTTTCGATTTTACCAATTTTTCCATTTTGGTTGATTCTCATACAATAATCAATAAACGTCTTATCCAAAAATGGTACAATAAGATCTAAACCGTGGGCACCCGCACATCTATCAGCGCGTAGCCCATCAAATTGGTGAATAAGTCGAAGACGTCTCATATTTTCCGATGCAAACTCTCAACACCTGGTGCACTATGAAAATATAGATATCCACCTAAAATTTCATCACTCCCTTCACCCGAAAAAATATACCGACAATTCGTTTTCTGTTTAATGTATTTACACAGAAGCCACATAGGTGTACTTGCGCGTACAGTTGTCGTATCATAAGATTCGAGTGAATGAATGACATCATTTATGTGAGAAATACCTTCACCCTACTGTAAATTTAACTTCTGTGTGTTCTGTGTTTAAATACTTGGCGACTTTTCTAGCAGCTTCAAGATCAGGGCTTCCATCCAACCCAATTGAGAACGTTTTAATTTTACCCAATTTTCTAGTTGCAATAGAAGCTATGAGACTACTGTCAAGACCGCCCGAAAGAAGAAAACCGATATCTCGTTCTGTTGTTGCGAGGCGTTCATGTACTGAACGTTCAAATGTTTCACGCATCTCACCGGGGGTGCAGTCATTTACATATTTATTAACGCGCCAATATCCACTGTGATAACATACAAAGTCATCGAGATAAGAATCGTAGATGTGACCAGGTGGGAAAATATCAATCTTAGAATTTAAAAAAAGCAAAGCCTTTACTTCACTCGCAAATGCAATAGAGTTCTCTGCGTATCGGGTATAAAATAACGGTCTTACACCGACTGGATCTCTCGCAGCAATAACTTTTTTACCATCAGTATAAACGAATGCAAAATCACCAGTTATCGCATCAAGAGTTTCCAAAACGCCTAAATATTCGATCATTGGTATTAAAACTTCACAATCACTGGTACCCTTTTCAAATCCAGTTCTAAGTTTCTTATGATTATAGATTTCACCATTACATATCAACATAGATTTATCACTCTTAAAAGGTTGCATACCTGTGGGTGTGAGATCATTGATTGCGAGTCTATAAAAATCCATACGACATTTTCCAAGTGTTCGGGTACTGTAATCATCGGGACCACGATGATGAAGAAGGTGATATCCAGCCTCTACTTCTTCACCAAAAAGTGCAAAGATCCCACACATTTTATATTACAGGTCACTTTATTTTTAAGCTAAAATCCATCCACTCACCAAAATCTTCTGGGTTAGCGACACCATCCATCTCTTGTCCGGACATTTTTATACTTTCACTATCATTACGAAAAATTACGTCAAAAGCTATTATACAGTAAAATGAGACGTTTGTTCTACATGCTATTTTATCTAAAGTGGTGAAATCAAATGTTTCAATATCCAATGAACGTTTTATAATTCGAGGAGAACCGTATGGAAATTTTACTTCTTCATTTAATTCTAACTTTCTATTTTCTGAAGACATATCCAATGAGGGCCATATACGATTTCTTGCTCTAAATTCTGCTGCATAGTCTACACACTTCATCGCCATATCCTTATCGGAAAAACACACGAAACGAGATTTCGAATTAGGATCCACTAAACTAAGATACGTACCGTTATAGTTTAATTTTATGAAGTGAAAGTCCATTTAAATTATATAAGGAAAAAATCTTTAATTAATATATGAACTTCCCCAAAACAGCTGGTCAATGTAAATATGTGTTAGCTTTGAGATCTAATAAACCTATAATCATAGGGACCGGACCTGCAGGTACCGGTAAGACTATGCTCGCATGTAACATCGCGACTGAACATATTTTGAAACATCCCAGAGCACGGGTTGTTTTAACTAGACCAATTGTTGCCGCAGATGAAGACATGGGATACTTACCCGGTGATATGGATCAAAAAATGGAACCATGGACAAGACCGATGTATGACATTTTTGAACAGTCTATGACACATAATCAGATGGATAGATGTATTTGTATTGAACCACTGGGATATATGAGAGGTCGAACATTTAATCACACTTTAATCATTGCGGATGAGATGCAAAATAGTACACCAAATCAAATGAAACTCCTTCTTACACGTCTAGGTGAGGGTACAAAAATAGTAGTAACTGGTGATTTAGAACAATCTGATTTAGAAGGGGATAATGGTCTTGAAAATTTGGTATATAAGATGCAATGTATGGAGCTCGATTATATACAACATGTGGAAATGGAAGATGATGATATTGTTCGTCATCCAGCGGTTAAAGAAGTGCTCGGTATTCTAACAAAATGACGAAGGTCATCATCGCACTACCTGGTCGAACATATTCTGGGAGATTTATGATGAATCTTCTCAATACGATGATGATAATGAAATCCCGTGGGTATGATGTTATACTGACGAACGAATATTCGAGCTATGTTACATTTTCACGAATGAAAACTCTCGGTCTTGATGTTCTTAAAGGTATTGATCAAAAACCATTCGATGGAAAAATAGACTATGACGTATGGCTCACAATCGATTCCGATATCGTATTCTCTCCAGAACAAGTCATAGAACTCATAGAGGACACAAACACTCACCCCGTTGTATCGGGAGTGTACAGAATGGAAGACTTGAAACATTACGCGTGTGTCAAGGAATGGAATGTAGACTATTTCAAGAAGATGGGAACGTTTCAATTCGTAAAAGTTGACGACTTTGAAGGCGCTCCCAAATTCGTTTCAGTCGCTTATAACGGCATGGGATTCTTCGCGTGTCGTAAGGAGGTTATAGAGAAGTTGAAGTATCCATACTTTAGCTACCCTCTCATAGAGATTGAAGGTAAAGATGGGGTCACGATCAGAGATACATGTTCAGAGGATGTTGCATTTTGTAAGAATATCACTGATGCAGGTATGGAGATAATCGTGAATACGACCCTCCGTGTTGGCCACGAGAAAACTCTTGTAATTTAAGAGATTGAACAACATTGTTGAATTTTTTTAAACTTTCGTTGAGTCTTGTGACTTTCGCATCCATGATTCTTCGTTCGTACTGATAGGATTTCTCGAAATTAATCAATTCACGCCTTTTATCTTGATACCACTCTGAAACTTCACATATTTCATCATCAATTTTTATATATTTTTCAGCCAGTTTATAATCAGTTGGAAAACATTGTATGTCGTTCGCTATTTCTTCGATGCGCGTCTCCAGTTCCTGACACGCATCTTTGAACTCTGCATGTTCATTAATCATATCTTTTCTGTAGAAATTCTTTTAACTTAGGTTACATCAACTCGTCGTATATATTATCAGTAGAAGGTGGTGCTATATCAAATCCACCGTCACAATATCCCTTTTTACTGTCTTCATTCTCTATCCATCTACTCTGTTGCTTTTCCATCGACTTTATATGCCACATGGCGAGCTGAGGAGTGGGTTTGAGACCGATAGCCTTATCTGTCCCCATCAGTTTGGTATGAATCTCATCGGACCACTTAATGTGGTCTACATTTTTGTAAATACGTCCCTGGAAATCTGGCCAGTTAATCCACCCCATCTCATTAACCTTGAACTGTTTACATGTGTGTAAAAATTCTTGTGTGATACCCGGATGAATATTTATTCTTGGAATGAATATAACTTCACTATCCGTCGTAGAAATAACCTGTTTGATACTCTTGATGAGCAGTTCCTGTGGCATCTCATCTGCGTCTATACCAAAAATGTATTCACCGGTGGCAACTTCCTTGTGGTAACACGCGTTTTTATAAAAGGAATCAAATGGGCGTTCAAAAACGGTTATATGCTTTTTGAAATAATCTAAAACTTTTTGAACCTTGTCGGTTTTGTGTAGACTGTCGACAACAACGTGAATATTATCAACGTAGTCTATTGTTTTAACCAAAAAATTTAAAAGTGAGAAAAGTTCTCGAGACTCGTTACATACTTGAATAGAGTACGTAATCTTGACATCATCTTCATAGCAAATACTTCTCCAATCGATAGACTTACCAGTCATGTTATTGTCGATATATTTGGGAACATTATTGATTTTCAATTTCTTCACATATTCCATGTCGACGAGGTCTGGGTGTACGTACCAGTCCTCATATACGACATCTGGTTCACGGTCGTGTACGTCGTTAAATACAGATACATATCCACGCTTCTTGAATATTTCCCTAGACTTTTCTCGGGTTGATTTATAGTCACCCGCGCAGTAATAATCATGTTCAAAAGTTATGACGGCAAATTTGTAGTCATCAAAAATCTCATTATCCATCTTTTCTAGTGCTTCCATAGTGGATCCGTTACCGGCATCTAAATCAATTTGAAGATAATCGATATTTTTTGGCATGTTATTCTCCTCTAGGAGTTTCTTATACTCAATCTTAGTCGCGTCTGAAATGACGTGTACACTATCCTTTCGATGCTCTTCATAATCTTTGAGGTGCTTCTCATCGAATTCAATCATAATACCACTCCATCCAAAATCCTTTTCGAGGGTATAAGTATTATTTATATCGATAGGATGGTTGGCTCCAAGTTCTAAAAATGTTCCATTCTTCTTTTTCTTTAAAATATTCGAAACAAACTTGTCTTGTAAAGCCTGACCGTGATAAACGGTCATTATTGTTAATTAAAGCTACTTACCTTTAAATAAATATGAAGGTGTCTGATTACATCACCAATTTCCTCATTGATAAGAGCATAACAAAATGTTTTTCTGTGACTGGTGGGTTTGCTATGCACCTTAACGATTCATTTGGACAAAAACTTGACGTAACATACACACATGGAGAACAGCCAGCTGGTTATGCAGCACTCGGTTGGTCATCGTATGAACATAATCCAAGTATATGCTGTGTAACATCTGGTTGTGGTGCCACGAATGCCATCACCCCATGTTTAATTGCTTACCAAGACAGTGTTCCTGTATTCTTCATCAGTGGTCAGGTGCAGAGTAAAGATAACATTCGATCACGTGGTGGTATAGATCGTGGATATTTTGGTTCAGATTGTGACATTGTAGAATCCGTGAAAAGTATAACCAAATACGCAGTAGAATTAACAGAACCTGGCAAAGTTCTGTATGAACTAGAACGTTGTTATCATAATCTAACAACGGGTAGAACTGGACCGGTGTGGTTATCAGTACCAGTTGATGTACAAACTATGGACGTACCCGATACACTCCAACGTTACATCGCACCAGATACAAACGTAAATGAAGAATATTTGATTCCTAGTGAGTTTCTTAGTTTATGGGCCAATTCTAAACGACCTATCGTGTTAGCTGGAAATGGGATTCACCTCTCTAAAACGAAAGATGAATTTCATAGATTCCTTAGACGATTTACACTTCCATACGTAGTAAGCTTTTTTGGTAGTGATATAGGGGATACTTACATCGGAAAAGTTGGTATAGTTGGAAATAGAGCTGGAAATTTTGCGATTCAAAATGCAGATCTAATACTGTGTCTAGGTTGTCGATTGTCTAAAGGTATAACCGGTTACAACAGAGATTTGTTTGCGCGAGAGGCTAAGATATTGTACGTCGATATTGACAAATCAGAATTTCTCAAACAAAAAGGTGTAGATATCCACGTCAATATGGATTTGAAAACATTTTTCAGTGTTGAATTACCACTGACTAATATTTCAGAGAAATGGATTTCTAAAACGTTAGAGTGGAAAATAATATGGGCAAATGAACTCCCGGAAAAGGAGGGGTTATTGATATGTCCGTATAGACACCTTAATACATTTTTCAAACATAAAAAGAAAAACAGTATCGTGACCGCCTCGTCAGGTTCCATCTATAATATCATATGGCATATGTATCAATACAAGTACGGTGATAGATTTATAACGAGTAGTCATGGTGACATGGGGTATGAGATGACGACGGCTATAGGTGCATCCATGCACGGTAAACGGACATTTCCTATACTCGGGGATGGTTCCTTTCAATTTAATATACAGGAATTACAAACTATAAAACACCATAAATTACCGATAACTATCATCGTTTTTAACAACAACGGATATGGTGCAATTAAGGTCACACAAAATAACGTATTCAATCGAGAGTTTGGAACTAGTTCAAAGAGTGACATATCGTTTTGTAATATACAAAAAGTAGCTAGAGCATATGATATACCGTACTACAAGGTAAAGTATGACCGAGATGTGGATTATCTCAAACACACTGATGGACCCTTGATAGTTGAAATAGAGTGTAACGTTCAAGGAAGATTTCCTAGAGTATCGAATAAACCTATGGAAGATGGTACATTTAAAAATATGCCCCATGAAGAGATGGCACCATTCCTCGATGATACGGAATTAAACAGGCATATGTTCATCAAACGAATTTAAAGATGGTTTGACAATATCATTAAATGAGAATCCTCGATTGTACTCTTCGAGACGGTGGTTATACCAATAACTGGAATTTTTCAAAAGAACAGGTCGTAGAGAGTTATATCGCATGTAAAGATGCCGGTATTGAATACACGGAGGTTGGTTTTAGACGTACATCCCCCGAAGAAGGTTTTGGTGTTTGGTACCATACACCCGAGAGTCTCATAAACGAAACACTATCGGAGATCATAAGCGAAGATACGAAAGTCGCCGTTATGGCTCAGATGGGAACATTCACGATTGATGACTTCGTACCCAAAAAGGAATCTTTGATTTCTATGGTTCGAGTTCTCGTAGCATATCACTGTATTGACAAGGATGATTCCAAACTAAATGTAAAACTCTTAAAAGAAACGTGTGAAATGGTTTCAAAGCTTAAATCTCTTGGGTATGAGGTAACTATTAATATTGGGCGTATCGATAAGATGTCGGATACCCAGATAGAGGAAACGTGTAAACTCATTTCTCCGTGTGAGGCCGACTATTTTTACATAGCCGATACATATGGTAATCTTGGTATAATGAAAATGAATTATATTCTCGACGTGATAAAAAAATCATACGACGGGAAGATTGGATTTCATGCACATGACAATCTATTAAACGCAACAGTAAAAAGTATCGATTCGTATTATAACGGTGTCGCGATAATCGACGGTACGATGGGTGGTATTGGTAGAGGTTCGGGTAATGCAAAAACAGAACTCCTCATCGCGCATACCATAATGAAAGACAAGGATGAATATCAACTTCTTCCGGTACTAGAATACTGTGAGAAGTGGATTGGTAGTTATAAAAACAATCACGTGTTATATTTCATTACGGGGATGTATTCGATGCATGTAAACTATGCAATCACACTCATAGAAAAGTACGATTTTACATTTTCAAAATGTTTCAATATTCTCATGTGTGTGTTTAACGAAAATAAACACAATTTTTTTGATGGAAAATATCTTGAATCAGTATGTAAGATTTACTGAAAGTCCATTATCTATACATATAGACTGACCGGTGATACCATTATTAATAAAACAAAGTAATGTACACATATTTAAAATATCCTCACAATTCGTAAAGTTATGTTTCAGTGAATCATATTCTCGTGTTGATAACGTTCTTTTTGTCATTTCGTTATCAATAGGACCCGGTAATATAGCGTTGATAAGTATATCCTTTTTTTTCAGTGTAACAGAGGCGGAACGAACAAGCCCACCTATGGCACTCTTTGAAACACAATACGATAATTTATTTACTCTACCAACCTCTTGTAAAATTGAACTGATTATACACAATCTCGCACCATTCACAAGCTTCCCGGTGCGTTCAAAATAGTCGATAGATTTAACAATACTGTTTACGTTTACATTCATCATATCGTCATACGTTTGACTATTTAAAGAACCTATGGAATCATTTGTATTCATACCGGTACACCAAATAATACACTTTATGTTATCGAATGTTTCCAAACCCGTGAAATCGTCTGGTTTGGAAAGGTCGTAATGTTCACGGTTTAATCGAATAGCATCTAAAAATTGTGCACATATGTAACGTCCCACACTACCTGTTGAACCAAAAACAAGTGTCGTCATACTTACTATATTTATAGAGACCTTTAAGTGTGTCGTTATCTTCTACCGTAACACTTTCATTTAAGTAATATTCAAATAATCGTCTAATCGTTGGTATATTCTTGGCGATACCACCCGTTAAAAATATCCTGGATCTAGTTTTGAACTTTAAATTGATAATATTTACATATTGTTGTACGTAACACCGCAATAGACTACAAGCTATTGTGTACTTAGTGGTACTCTCGTTAATAGTCTGAATTGTTCCACCATTGTTAAAATTGTATGCACTTTTAAAATACCCAAGATTTATGAATTCGGTGGATTTAACGACATCTTCAAAAAGTAATGTAGAATATTCAGGTAAATCAAATAAATCTTTGAAAAATTTCATACTTCTTCCGGATGGTATATGAGTTATACAATTTAGAATATAATCGAAACATGGACGATTTTCTGTATCACTTCTATACGTTTTATTAATCTGTATAACTTGTGAACCTGTACCCAGGTTTACAATAACGTCTTCAATTTCCAACTCTCGATCTATACCCAAAACTGCAGCGTGTAAATCACCGAGTGGTGCATACACAACCGACTCATTTACTTTTCCACATGGCACCGGGCCATATTTTATGACGGAGGGAAGAATGAACCTCGATTCCTTTTGGTGTTTATTTTTCATGTCGTAAAAACCAGTTCCGCATTCGAGTGTTTCATGGGAAATATGATACATGTCATCGAGAATTGTATCTACGAGTGTACACATAGTACCCTTTTCATACTTTTTAGAATTGAAATATGGTAGACCATGGTATGGAAATAAACCCGTATCCACCAACTCATTCGAAATTGGTTCCTCGTCTTCACACATCCACGAAACATAATTAGTTTCCCCCTTTATATAAAATCCATGCATTTGTGAACATACAAAGAGTTTAGAAAATGTGAATTTTTTTAAAATATTCTTGACAAAGTTGGAAAATTGACTTACATTTACTTTCTCCTTTGTCAAGTATTCGAAAATTTGAACCTTACCTTCATACATCACCTTGACGTGAGTGGCCCCAAGGTCAAGGTACAAGTTCATTACTGACAATTGACATCACATCTTTAACCAAAGTCTCATCAAGTTTAACCTTTACGAATTCTCGACACTTAATGAGTGTAATCTCATCCGATAGTACTTTTTTATCTTCTTTGAGGTGTTTAAAAATGAGTGTATTATCCAATACTATATATTTGCAATACTTCTTAATGATATGCATATAAGGTCCATATTTTATCACGTCGACGTCGAAATATCTGTCTATTACGTACATACCAATCAAAACTGCGACGCCATGTGGAATCTTAAAATCTGATATACTCTCGAATACATGACCAAATGTATGACCATAATTTAGACACGGCCGAATCGTTTTTTCGAGTTCATCCTCTTCTATGATCTTCTTTTTAATCAAAAGGCATTTTTTCAGTGCTTCTTCCATGTCGTCAATAACCCATGGAATATCACCAAGTGCGTACAATTTTAAAATTTCACCGAGTCCTGACTGTATATCTCGTTCACTAAGGCTTCGTAAAAATGAAACATCTACTACGACCCTCTTCGGTGGATAAAATGTTCCGAGTTGATTTTTACTTCCATTATGGTTAACACCCATCTTTGAACCTATGCAACTGTCACACATAGATAAGAGAGTGGTAGGTGTGAAGACCCAATCGATACCTCTCTTGAAAATAGATGCACACATGGATGCGATATCTTGTGTTATGCCACCACCCACTACATGCATTGTATCCTTCTTCGTAAACCCAATTTCCATGAGATAATCAACGAGATCAAGAACTGTGTTCATATTTTTTATATCTTCACGAGCTTCAATTTTGAAGATATTTTGAGCGTCTGTATAACGATTTTCATAAAGACTAAATACAATAGAATCTATAACGAGAACATCATTTTTACCTATGATGTGTCCTTTCGTCTGTGAAATCAACATTGTAGGTTCGAAATATAGATTTAACTTCCATTGATATACAAATCTATCTCTCCTTTATATAACTCTCACTTAAAACACTTGTATCTTTCACTTCCCATGTGGCACCAAACTTTTCGGCCCATTGAGAAAGTAAAAGTTTCTTTGGGTACACGAGATTACAAGTCTTGGGCATGACCCATTTAGATGTTACATATTCATGAACAATTTTTATAACATCTTCAATATCAATAAAATCGAAATATTTATCTCGATCGATGACTATATGTCCTTCTCGTTTACAAATAGCGCTAAATCGGGTGGGTAGTTCTCCGGGACCATAACACCCCCATATACGTAATGAATGTGTATTTGGTGTGGTTTCAATGCGTCTATCAATAATCCATTTGGAAAGTCCGTATGGGTCTGTGGGAGGGTTACCTCTAAGAGCTGCACCACTCGAAAAGTAAATGAGTTTACCTTTGAATACCCTAACTACATTTTCAAACATGAGTATATTTTTCCATATCACGTCTCCCTCATCTTTTTTTAAACGACTTCCACCTATAACCGCACAATGAATAACAACGTCATATGTATGACATTTAAAATAGTTGGCGACTGCGTTCTGATCCGTAAGGTCCAAATCCTTTCGCGTAACACCCGTCCAAGTTTTGTTACACCCGATTAAATTTTTACCTATAAAACCATTTGCACCTAATACACAAACCCTTGACATTTACTTAAAGTTGAACCAGTACTTTAAATAAGATGCTATTTCTCATAGATTTAGATGGAACTCTGATCGATAGTGAACCTTTACATCATAAGGCATGGGCAAAAGTTTTAGATTTGAGTGAATCGTATGTCAGATATATAATTACCACATACGGGATAGATTATATACTCGAAGATTATCCAAATTCAAAACGTCTGAAGAAATTAAAATTAGAAGAAATGTTAAAAACTGAGAATATAAATCTTATAAAAAATGCTGATAAATTTATACAGTTTATAGTAAATAACAATATCAATCATGCTGTCGTGACTAACACTAATAAAGAAGTTGTTGAACATTTTAAGAAAAGGGTTCCAATTCTAAACAACTTGAAAAACTGGATTGTACGTGAAGATTACAAAAATAAAAAACCAGATTCCGAATGTTATCAATTAGCTATAGATTTATACGGTAAAAGGAATGATCATATAATAGGATTTGAAGATTCTAAACCTGGGTTGGCCGCTATCAGATGCGTGACTCCAAACGTATACAAAATATACAGAAATTCCGACTACTTAAAAATAATAGAATATATTAAACCAGAATGCCAAAGAAGATTTGGTATGCCCCGAATAAATTTGAATCATATGGGGAAGAAGAAATTAAAGCTGTTGAAGATTGTCTTCGCGATGGTTGGCTCGCTGGGTTTGGTAAGCGTACTACTGAATTTGAAAAAAGGGTATCTGACCTGTTCGGAAAGAAAAGTGGACTTTTTGTAAATTCTGGTAGTAGTGCAATTTTGTTGGGGTTACACGCACTCAATTTACCAAAAGGTTCTGAAATAGTTACACCTGCTTGTGGATTCGCTACAACTGTTGCTCCCATCATACAATTGGGTTTAAAACCTGTATTTTGTGATGTCGGTCTCGACACGTACGTTCCAAGCGTTGAACAGCTTATGAAGGTTGTCACCCCAGATACGAAGTGTCTCTTACTCCCAAATCTAATTGGTAATACACCAGATTGGATAGAAATTCGCGAAACCTTTCCCAATCTCATTTTATTTGAAGATTCTGCCGATACCATCACACATACACAGTGTACAGACATAAGTACCACAAGTTTCTATGCCAGTCATGTAATTACAGCGGGTGGAATTGGTGGAATGGTCATGTTTAATGATGCAGACCATCTTAAAAGGGCCCTCATGTTTAGGGATTGGGGAAGAATCGGTGACAATATCGAAGAACCGAGCGAACGCTTCAATCACTCAGTCGATGGTATTCCATACGATTGGAAGTTTCTATACGGTGTCGCGGGGTATCACCTCAAAGCATGTGAAATGAATGCAGCATTCGGTCTAGTGCAACTAGATAAACTTGAAGGTTTCTTAAAAAAACGTCGCCAGAACGTCCAAAGATACATAGAAAATCTAAAAGATTGCCCATATTATACACTCCCAGATGACAGTAGACTTCCAAACTGGCTCGCCATCCCTTTACAGTGCCCAGATAGACTCAAACTCGTCAACTATATGGAAAAAAACAACGTACAAACCCGAGTCACATTTGCAGGTAATATCACGAGACACCCAGCTTTCAGGGAGTATCTTCAAGATTTTGAGAATGCAGACACCATCATGAAGGATGGATTTCTTCTTGGTGCGCATCACGGTATGACAATTGACGATGTAGATCGTGTGTGCAAATTGCTTAAAACATTTGCAGACCATAAACTAAACGAGCGATGTTCAGTAATGTAATGGTCACGGGTGGATGTGGTTTCATCGCCTCCAATTTCCTTAATCGTATGAAGGAACGGTATCCCTCTATCAATTTTGTAAATGTAGATAAACTAGATTATTGTTCGAATGTAGAAAATGTAAATCCGGGTGTAGCCACATTCGTAAAGGGAAACGTTGGAAATAAAGAACTCATCGAGCATCTCATTAAACTTTACCACTTTGACGCCATTTTTCATTTTGCAGCACAAAGTCATGTGGATAATTCATTTGATAATGCGTTGTCGTTTACTATGGATAACACACACGCCACACACGTTCTTGTTGAGGCGTGTCGGCGTCATATACCAGACGTAGAATTCATACATTTCAGTACGGATGAAGTTTATGGAGAATCCAAAACCGATGTACCATTCACGGAAGGTGAAGGTGTATTACGACCCACAAACCCTTATTCGGCATCTAAAGCTGCAGCGGAAATGATAGTTCGTTCGTACATAGAATCATTCGGTATGAACATCAAGGTTATACGGTGTAATAATGTATACGGACCGAATCAATACCCCGAAAAACTCATACCGAAATTTAAGAGATTATTAAAGGAAGGTGAGAAGTGTACGATACATGGTTCTAAATCTGCGACAGTGAAACGGGCTTTTATGCACGTCGATGACGTAGTAGACGCGGTGGATATTGTATGGATACGAGGTGTACCGGGTGAAGTATATAACATCGCATCAGACGATGAACTTACCGTCATGGAAGTGACTCAACTTATCATAGAGACTGTAAAGGGTACTAAAAACTATGACGACTGGATTACATATGTTGAAGATCGCCCATTTAACGACCAAAGATACTACATATGTGCAAAAAAAATAAAGAATTTAGGATGGTCTCAGAAAAAGACCAGGAAAGACCTCATAAATTTTCTCATGGTATAATAAATGTCTAAGATGGCTGCTTTAAGTGCTATGGCGGGTAGGGCCCAGGGGGCGATGGGCTCCGCCGGTGGGGCTATGGCGGGTAAAATGGGTGCCGCTGGTACGGCTGTTACACAAACTGCCGCCTATCAGGGTGCTGCCGCGAACGCTGCCAAGACGGTAGGTCTCGAAATCAACTACGGTCAGATCGGTATAATCATGTTCTTTGGGTTCTTCTACCTTGTCATCGCTGCCCTCGGTATCGATATGTTCACCAAGTGTACCGAGCAACACGGTAATAAAACACAAGAGAATCTCAAAAACTTTTTATCGTATACGCTTACAATGGCTCTCACCATTCCGTGCACCCTTTTACTTCTCAAGGTTGCCGGTGATAAGCTCAGTGGTATCATGGTTCTTCTCTTTGGTATCATGGGTGTCGTCGGTAGTTCCGCCGCACTCAACTGGTCGAGGACCTGTGAGGATGCGAAGGGTGACGATTCCAAAAAGGCTTATAGTGCAGTAAGCCTTGTTATTTTCCTTCTCGCTTTTTTGGTTGGATTATTTATGTTGCGACCAAGTAAGGCCAAGATCGCCTAAATGAAAGCGATAGCTATAAATACATACATTCTCATGATGTTCTTGTCCTACGTGTTACCTAGGGCAGGAACATTTTCAATGGAAGAAAAAGTTAATATGATTGAATTTTTGGGTTACATGGCACTCAATCCCAATAGAGTAGTGAATCCGAGCATAGCCAACCTACCATTCTTGAGTTCGGCTTCGGGGGTAAATGCCCCGATTTTCTCAATGGTGAAATCTTCGGCGGTAAACACCGATGCGAGCGCCAATGTGGTGACTACACCAGTCGCAGCCATCGCATATACGGGATCCTCAACCTGTTGAATGATGTTATCACCAGTCATCACCCAATTCATAGAACCCCAAAGAAAACCCTGCATAGCAGCGCGACCGTTAAGAACCTCAGCGAAGCGGTATTCTGGGACTGGTTCAGGCTTCTCCTCATACTCGATTACGATATCCTGAACGGGTTCAGGGGTGGAACGCGTGATTGGTGTGACACGTGTACGACGCTTAGTGGTCTGACGATGGACACGAAGGGTTGGCTTAACCGACGAACAAATGAGAGTGCTCATTTCTATATTCTAAAAGATTCGTATCTTTAAACCACTCTAAAAAAGTGGAACATGGGGGTGAAGAGATTCGGTTAGAAGAAGAGATGCGATACCGACCATCGCGAGACGACCATTTACGAGCTCAGTCTCAGGCTTCCAGAAACCTTGAACGTACCCCTCGTCATTAGGGTTAGATGCCGTTCCAAGGAATGCCAAACTCGCAACCGCAACAGATAGACCAATGTTATCATGAAACTGGGTACTGAGTGAATTACCAGTCATGATCTCATCAATCACAGCGGAGGTGAAACCAATCATAGCAGCACGACCATTCACACGCTCAGCGACCGCAAGGAAATCGTTAGGGCGCTCAATAGGTGTGAGCATAGGAGACTTGAAAGTGGACGAAGCCTTCTTAGAAATCTTGTTCGTTTTGACGACCGGCTTGTTAACAGACGCAAGAATGAGAGTGCTCATTTCTGGATAACATATTATTTTATCCTTTAAACCAGATTAACTTATTTTTATAGATTCGGCTAATCACATAAATCTGAACGGCTAAAGCGATAGACGTATTTACCGTCAAAAGATTTAGACCGTATCGCCTAGTCTGGTACGTAAGCCAGAGCGATGTAGTTATTATACCCAAAAGTAACATTTGTTTAGATTCTTCACCAACTTCATCTGACCTGTTAAAATTGTCGTAAATCTGAACAAAACCCAGACCCAGAGCGATACTCGCGATGATATCGTCAATTTTCATTCTCAGTTATAGTATATGGATATTATTTTACAGAAATTTGCGGGAAAGATTGATGCTCAGAGCCTTGTCAGAACAGTTGAGGAGCTAAAGGCTGAATACCTCGATGACGGATTTCAGAAGGAAGATATTCCCCCCGTGTTAGGTCGCCTCATGATGGAGTCCGTTAAGTTTAAGAAACTCCCCGGACCCCAGAAGAAGAAGCTTGTCATTAATGTACTCAACCACTTGATTGAACAGATTGATGACGGCGAGAAGGACAGTGAATTTGAAGTTGTTCTTAAGACTATGGTCCCTCCCATGGTTGATGGTTTCGCTAATATGATGAAAGCGCAAAAGGCTGTGGCTAATTGTCTCCCATGCTTGATTGTGGATAAGTAATATAAAAAAACGACACGTAATCATTTTAGAATGAGATTTCCATCTCTGGATGTGATGATTCAGTACGGAATTTATACAGTAAAGGAACTCGAACGATTCGCTAAAGGGTTAGTACCTAAAAAGAGGATTAACATCCTAAGTGAGTGTCAAAAGTGTGATTTTGTATACGACGGAGCAACTTGTTTGAATTGTCAAGTATGAAGTACTGTACGGTAATAGGTTCAATGTCAAGAGGACCTTCTATACAGAGTAGTAATCATATGTGTGCCGAGAGACAACTTATTCGTCAATTATACAGAGAATGTCTTAGAAAGGGGCACAAACCTCATCAATTCTCGGATTGGGTCCATAGAAAATATGGTCATTTAGTAATAGGTCGAAAAACGGTGTACGGTGACGGTATATCATTACCTTGTGTATTGTGTAGAAAGACAATGGAGAGGTATGATATATGTTGGGTCGCACATGACGGTGAACGATGGGTTCACAGTAAAAAAACAGAAAATTTACCACCATCATTACCGACAGCTAAACAAAAGAGGATACTAGGTTTTGGGGGTAATGATAAGACCTAGCGCTGATTCTAAGTTATTATGACTTCGTTTTAGCGGTTTAGTTCTTTTTAGTTTTAGCGCGTTGTTATTAGAAGTCGAATTCTTTATTTCATCCATTTTTTTAGTGTTTGAAATAACGGGTATTATATTATCAAGTATTGGTTTTGTATCGGTAGTTTTAGGAATTTCTTTATCAATAGTTTGATTACTTCTAAATTCTTCTATTGTCATATCTCCACCAAACACCTTTAGTCGGTATCTCCACGGTGCGGGTTTAACACCATCTAATGCCTTTTTTTCCATACATTCTTCGTCTCATCATGACCATATTTGAGGTTACCATACTACCCTTACCACACCCGTATTTATCTAGCGCATACGTTTTCATACAACTCCAAGAACAAAAGTTACCAGTTGTACGAAAACTATTTCGACGATCATCATAACTTAAAGGCATATTTAGGGGTGTACCATCGAAAGGATGACAACACCACCAACACCACATACGTTTAAGGATTATCTTCTCTTTAACCGCCTCATCATGATCATCATAATGAGGCAGCAACAACACATGGTGATTGAACCTACACCAGTGTATACATGATACTTGTCATTTTTGTTCCTCATATTAAATCTTTTAGGATTTGGAAGTTTAAACATAGGTGTTTTGTTAAGGGGAAACTTATTATATGGAAATTCACGTTTCAGTTTAAACGGTTCGATGGGATCATCCCACCAATCAGGGTTTTTCATATGGAAATCCTGTGTTACATGCCAAAACTATGTCCATGTTTGACATACTCTTTATATTAATATCTTGATCGCAAAAGTTGTGTGTCGCCGCACACGAACCCTTGGGATTCTCGGGTATGTATCCTCCACCTAACACCGAATTACATGCATCTGGTCTACAATGTACGTTTTCTACCAAAATGGGATAACCATCCTTTTTCTTTAATTCTGCCAATGTTGCAACAGCTTCGGTATGTTCATCTGTACCTTCTTTTGCATCTTTTACCTTTTTCTCGGCTTTTTGTATTTTAACCGCGGGACCAAAAGCTTTTTTATTCGTCTCGATAATTCCGTATGCATGCTTACACCCCGCAGCCTCGGAATCTTGTGGTGGGTCAGTTTTGGTACATACTTTATTGATTAAATTATAACACTTACACCATTCATCTGTAGGATTCGCGACACAATAAGCTGAAGCGACTTTGTGATATAATGTGTTGCCTATGAGTCCCTTAGAACAACTTGGTTCGGTTTTTATACGTTCATCTTGTGAACACCATTCTTCTCTACTCGCACCAAAATCCTCACATGTGAGACCTCCACCGACACCTTTTGAAATATTTTCGTTGTCCTCACAATATTTCTTCACGACTCGACCGTATAAATCTCTACGCGGATCGGCGAGTTTATCCGAAATACCTGAATAAAGTCCTTGTATTTCATTATTATCCTTATACATACACCGATATGTGCGATGTCCAATAGGTATACCAACACCACCTGGACACGGAGCCCCTTTAACTTCCGGTGACCCTCCTACACCTTCATGTACGAGAAGCTGTTGAGTATGATTAGGATTAGCTAAATCTAAATCATTTACATACGGGTAGTGTCCCCATTGCCCCATTCGTCCATCGGCTCTTCTTCCGTACACGTCGACGTTTTCTAATATAGCACCTTCGGGTATGGCAGGGAACTCTATTTTCTTCACGAAACTTATCTCATCATCAATTTTGTAGAATCGATGATTTAAACTACCCTTACCCTCACCGTGTGTATTCCATAAAGGGCCACCTGCAGCATCCCCCTTACCAATAATTATACCACTACCCTGTTCGGGGGGGTTATGAAAAAATACACCCCACGATGTATTTGAACAATCACCCTCTGTGCTATACGCCGAGGCATGATCATTATGAGTAACACCTCGACTTTCTGTGAACTCCTCATTCCCGTCACCGGCTTGACCAACCCCGTGCTGCCATAGTTTGAGTTTACAACTCATCTATCTTATCATAACATTAGAAAATTTATGAGAGGATAAATATTACCTTTTGACACCACGACGACCCTGTACGGTGCCACCACTCCCTACCACGAGTAAAAGTATGAGGCACAAGAACATAAAAAACATTCCAACACTAAAAGCTCCCATCTGCTTTTTTTCATTTGTTTTCAAATCTTCAAGACTTTTTGGGATGTATGCTTTAGGGTTAGTTTGAAAATCTGTCAGAGATGGAGGTTCTTCAACCGCATCAAGTCCTTCTTGGGCACCAGGGTCTCCCCCGGCCTCTTCGAGTTCACTTTGAGGGGGAGTAGAAGTTGATGGTTCGCTAACAGAGGGTGGAGAGCCTGCATCGATATCACATGTCGCTTGAATATTAGAATCTGTCATGGACCCAATATCAATATCTTGGATACATACATTTACCGATTTATCACAATTTTGATTTGAATTTGGTGGTATAAATACACCCGTACCAGTACAAACCCTTCCGAAACACGATTCCATACCACTCCAAAGATCTCTTTGATCGGAGGGTGTTGCCTCTACAAGCTTATCAAATGTTTGTTTTTTCTTTGCGCATCCAGCAGCAGTAGGATGTGCATCACATACACCACTTGTGATGTTATGACACTTACAGAAGGTGTCCGCCCTACCCGTAGCAGTATTACAATATGTTTTAGCCACTTCATCATAATTAGCTACATCCATATTTTCTTTCGTGCAGTTTGGATCACTCCTGATTCTACTACCAACACTACAATACTCCTTTGCTAACCTTTTTCCCTCATTTCTTATCAAACACGCGTCTCCACCAGGACTTTCAAATACTTTATTGCTATCACTACAAAACGTACCAGCAAGTGACGTATGCATCGCACCCATATTACTATACTTTGTAGATGCGTGTAGGGTTTGTAGTGCAGATGCACTTTTGTCATAAATACATGTTATACCTGATTGTGAATTAAAATATGCAGTTCCACCTGGGCATGGTGTAAATCTAGTACCGTTCGAATCTAATACTTCACCCGTGACAGTTCTAGGTGAAAAATAGTTGTGTGGTTTTTGTGCTGGTATATTTATGGGATATTGCATCTGACCAGAATTGGCACCCGGTACGAATTGGAGTCTAATACCGTCTAAATCATCATTGAAATGTCTAGTCTCACGTCCTTCCACATTTCTTAAGTCATTATTCACTCCGTTTTTGAACATTTTGATGTCACCGTGTGGATCTCCATTGTAATGGTGAATACCACCACCATTCCATGTATACCCCACTATCATACAATGCTTATCCGCTCCTACTTCATAGGAAGATGCTTTGTTATAACCAAACCTATAATCTATACCAGGAACATTCTGAACATTTTCAGATCCTGTGGTTCCTCTCCAGGTTATGACAGTACCATTCCGATTTATATCTTTGTACAATCTAAGCCTACATGTCATAGTAGGTACCTACTGGTATACTGAGAAAAATTTCACCTGAAGTGGTGAAAGTGGTCGTCGTGTTTATATGATCACCCGTATAATTTGGATGTTCATACAGTCAAATGACAGAACTATCTTTTGACACCACGACGACCCCCTTTACTGGCTATCACGACTAACAGTATTAAACAAATACAAATCACCACGAAACTACCCACACCACCAAGAGCTCCCACCTGTTTTGTTCGATTTGTTTTCAAATCTTCAATACTCATGGGTATGTAGGCACCAATACCCTGTTCTTCTGTTGCTTTAAGAGCTTCCTCGGCTTTCTTTAAACGTTCTTCAGCACCCGGTTCTCCCGCAGCTACGGCTGCCTTAGCTGCTTCAAGTTCACTCTGCACCGCTTGTTGCTCGGCAGGTGTATCCCCATCTCCCGAATTAATATTACACACTGGTTTGATATTAGAGTCAGTCATACTACCAATATCAATATCTTGAATACAAACGTTGACCGTTTTATCACAATTTTGGTTCGTATTCGGTGGTATATATTTACCGGCACCGGTACACACTCGTCCAAAACATGATTCCATACCACTCCATACATTTTTCTGATCGTCGGGTGTTCCGGCAACGAGCTTATCGAACGTTTGTTTTTTCTTTGCACACCCAGCCGCAGAACTGTGACTATCACATACACCATTCACGACGTTATAACACGTACAAAACGCGTCACCTCTACCAGTACCAGTTTTACAATACGCTTCAGATACGGAATTATAATCAGTGGCACTCAAGGCATCACATCGGGCATCTTTTATGTTTCCACCCCTCCCACACCACCATTTAAGAAGTCCGTTATACGTAGCTTGTCCACCCACCGCACTAAGACCTGTAGCACTACAGACAGTGGGTACGTTAGTAAAGTTATTACCTTCTTTACAAAACCCTTCGGCCAAACCTTTACCTGTGTTATGTTGAGCGCATAGAGAGCCACCGGGTAACGCAAATGTTAAATTTTCCTTTTTGGAACATAAACGATTAACTAAATCCTCGTACATTGGACGATTCAACTTACCACTCGTACCATTTTCGACTTGTCTTATTTTGGATTCGGTTTTGTCGTATACACACGCATACCTAGGTTTTTTATTGTGTCTTCCACCGTGTTCGTTATGCATACCCATAGGCCACACTTCACCACCATTTGGGCATAGTTGAGACTGATTATAATATTGTCCTTGTGCTAGTTGCCAACTTCCATGAAACAACTGATGCATACCATTTTTTACGCCATAGTCAGATATGTAATAAGCATCTTGATACCCAACAGCTTTGGTACTGAGTGGTACTTCATTAATTGTAGCGACTGAGCTTCGCCCATATAAGTGATGAAACCAATGTGTACCATCTTGAAATACCATCGTATTTTGCCCACCATGTTTATTCATGTCATACTCAGAAAATATGACTTGATGGGTATCACCACACCCAGATACAGTAACTTGCATCCCTGAAATCCCGTGACTGTGTGGGGTACCGAACGATTTGTTACCTGAACCACCCTGAAAATTATTCGGGCCGGAGACAGGTCGAGCGCCGTCCCAGTTTTGTACTTCAGCCGTGCATACCATAGGCTTCTACTGATGTTAGTTTATATTTTTTTTAAATGGTCGCCAGAAATTCCTTGAGTTCGCCGTACTTCTTTTGTGTCGCTAGGGTTAGGGCTTTCTTTTGCTTCTCTTCATCATCGGTTTGTTTCTTGACCATTCCATAGAGGATGAAAGGGTTAGGTTCATCGGAACTCTCGGCATACATGAGAGCCTCAGACTTTTTTAGTTCGCCCCCTTCCAATAGCTCAATACGAGTTCGCCTGTATATCCAATACATGACAACGACGATAGCCAATGCGAGAACGATCTGATTTAATTTAAGTTTCAGTTTCATTTAGAATAAAAGGATATTTTTATTTAAAATGAAAATGTTTACCTTCGAAGACCACGGCGACCTCCACCACCTATACTCATTATCAGAACTAATAATAAAAGTGCACTCACGAACGACATTAATACTGTTCCACCGATGGCGGCACCCGTTTTTTGTCGAGTATCATTCTTAAGACCCTCTAAACTTTTAGGAATATAAGACCCAGGATTTGATTTAAAATCGGAAACCGAAACGGTAGGGGTATCTCCACCATCGCCGCCACCACCGCCACCATCACTAACACCCGAACCAGTACTCGAATCTATATCACATACTATGTTCATACCAGAATCATTCAGAGAACCGACTTCGACATTTTGAACACATATGTTTACAGAACTATTACACCTTAAATCATTTCCCGGTGGTAAATATTTACCAGCTCCAGAACAAACACCCCCGAAACATTTTTCTAGACCACTCCAAAGCTGTTTTTGTCCCTCCGGTGTCCCGGCGACGAGTTTATCAAACTTATTCCTTTTTTCAGCACACCCAGCGGCACTTGAATTACTTTTACATACATCATTCATGATGTTGTAACATGAGCAAAACGGATCGGTGGGATTTGCTACACAATGCGCAGCAGCTAATCGTTGGTAATCTCCGTCGTTTAAGTTTTTACAAGCTTGATGACTAATTATTTTACCATCTCTAGAACAATATTCCAGTAATGCTTCACCGTAAACTCCGTGTGTAGCGGTCCCCCCAAGGATACCTTCATTACATACAGTGGTTTTTTCTACCATATTCTCACCTCTTAAACAGAAAGTTTTGGCGAGCCGTCTTCCAGATGCTTGTTCAGCACATATACCGTCACTATCTGGTAAAGCGAAAGCCGCATTGTCCAACCACATACATATGTTATCTACCATTGAACCATATTCTACCCCTTGCTGATTACCCTGTAAAGTACGTTTTAGTTGTCCGAGTGTCCCCGTATTTTTATTGTACTTACAAACATGTTTCGTTCCACTTGGGCGTTTTTTTTCATCATAAACCATCAGTTGATCAAGATTTCGTGTGACTTTCACGACAACTTCACCACCGTGTGGACATGATGGAGGAGGGGGGGCTGGTGAACCACCGCCACCACTACCCATACTTAATCTTATTTAAGATTTTTTTATAAGTTATTTATGATTTGAATAATTTCTTCTTTCTTGTTATCATGCGCCAATAATATAACTCGTTCAAAATTGGACTCGTCACCTGATATGTCTACAATCTGTTGAGCTAACACGAACTTAACGGGTTTTAAATCGTCTCTCGAATTGATATATTCTAGGACTGTCCTTTCAGATGACCAATGTGTTATAGATTTCATATGTTCAGTCTGTTTATGACCCCTAACAACTAAACCAATGACAACGAGGATGATCACAATTAAAAATCCTTGTTCCAAACGTAATCTGGTATTTGGTTTCATTTGAAATAGAGTGACATTTTTTTCTCAGGTGATTATAAAAACCATGGGTGGTTCCGGTGGTGAAACAAACCAATCCATCGAACAAACTTTTAATTTTTCGGCAATCAGTGAAAATGTTACGAATATCGTAACTAATAATACACAAGAAACTGGTGCGACTGGTGCGAACATTCAGGGTATGCAAGTTAACTTTGGGGAAATTATTGGTTGTGATGTCAATCTAAGTCAAAAAATTACATCAAAAACCATGGCTTCTTCAGAATTTTCAGTTGAAGAGATAGCCCAATTGCAAACTTCAATCACGAATGACATGCAGGCTGCTGCTTCTGCTGCACTCGAGAAAAATTCACAAATGGGAAGTGAATTGGGTGCACTCGTCAGTGGAGATATGAATCAAGATATCAAAACAGATATCAATATGGAAATTCAGAATCTCGTAGAGAATAATATCACTACGAATAACCTAACGAGTACCGTTTCTGAACAGGTAAATATTCAAGACGGTGAACTGAACGTAAAACGGTACGATTGTACAGTTGGAAATGCGACACTTAATTTCAGTCAGGATGTTGTTTCCGAGATTAAGGCTGAATCTGTTATGTCCACTTTAAAGGAGTCCATCTCTAATAACACTATGCTTAATAAGATGGCCGCTTCCTCTGACGCCGCGGCTACACAAAAGCAAGGAGGTATCGCCGAAGTTATGGATTCTGTCTTTGGTGGTATCGCTGATATCATAGGTACTTCCCAACAGGGTGCCATGGCTGCCTCGGGTGCGTCTGTATGTATCGTCTGTGTGCTCGTGATTGGTATGGCCGTTATGTTCATGTCCCCCGCCGGTCAAAATATGGGTAGGACCGCCATGAAAAAGTTCTAAAATCCATTTGTTATAATTGCATCGACATTGAACCTATACATATATTCTAGTTCTTTGTCCTCTTTGTGTGTATACGTGTACACCTTGATATCTTTCATTTTACAGTAAGATATGAAGTGATGATCTAAACATGTCCAATGTAGGACTACCGCTGTGAGACCCCGTGTTAACATCTCATACTCGTCATCTAATAAACGTTGTTTCGAATGTGGATCCTTTTTGAAATTCCATAGGGAGATTATGGATTAACTTTCGATTGAAACTACAAAAAATGACATTCCGTGTTGGTCTAGTTTTATAAAAATTGACAAGTGCCGAAGCGATTTCTAAAATCGGCACCTTTGATGTCTAGAAGAAGTAACGTTTTTGATATATCCGGGATTTGTTCGTATACATCTTGGAGTGAGCAAATCCCAAATTGTTTCAATTCGTTTAGACATAAATCACTTACGAATTGTTCTCCCACGTACACATCATGAAAAAGTACAATTTCCCCAGATGCGCAAAGTTGTACATCTATCTCAACTCCATCGTATGACCTATGAACAGCTTCTTGAATCGCATCAATACTGTTATCGATACGATCGATGGAGTATCCTCGATGAGCGATACACTTCATTAAGTTAAAGAGGTATTAAGTCTTTATACTAATGATTCTTAGTATCGATGTTGGTATAAAGAATTTGGCGATGTGCCTTCTCGACGAAGACAAAAACAACCTAGTTGTTGAGTGGGATGTGGATGGTATACCCCCTCAACATAAGGATGGTGTATATGTTTCCATGAGAGACCATTTAGACGCCCGTCCATGGGTCCTCAAGGCGAAGACTATTCTCATCGAGAAGCAACCAGACCGCAACAAGAAAATGGTTTCAGTCATGCACTTCCTTCACGCATACTTCATCATCAGATGTCCCAAAGCTGAAACTATTCTTTACGATGCTCGTCACAAGATTCCGGATGTTGCCGGACCTGGTAAGGCACAATACAATAAGAGAAAGAAGGTTTCAATCGAGAGATGTGAAGATTTTATCCGTAGCAACTCAGTAAATTCACATTGGATTGATACATTCGTAAAATCTAAAAAGAAAGATGACCTCGCAGACACTGTCATGCAGGCGTTATCATTCGTGAATAGGAAAGAGGTGTTACCCGCTTCACAAAAGAAGAAGTCTACAAAGTTGGTGGCGCGTCGACCAAATGAAAATCAAAAAGCTACAAAATATTCAAAATCAAATCTTGCTTGGATTTATTTAAACAAAGTTGAATGTGAAGTTTTAGAAAATAATAAAAGATTTATGAAAGACCTGAAGAGGTATTATCGAAACCTAAGTGAACTGATTAAAGATATAAATTCACAATGATGAGTCTCACAATCCGAATGTCCGCGACCCCTGACAAGTCCAAACCCAATATTGACAAGATCATCAAGAGTAATAAGCATCTTAGGGCTGCGGCACATTCTTCCAAAACAAACAGGAAACATCATCGTGTAGCGATCGACCAACTTGATTCGTTTCTAGATCTCATCGATAACGCGATTGATGTCATGAATAATACGACAGTTGAGATTGAAAAGTCACAAGAAAAACTTTATGAGTTGTACGACTTTTGTGGAGAAGTCCCATTCGATGATAGTTGTGATTATTAAAGATTAGAACGGATAGATTGTTATAATGAAAAAAGTATTGGATCATGGATTTGTAGAGCTCGTCGACCACATGCCTCAAGAGAATCTAGACAAGGCTATCGTGGATGGTGCCCGTGTGAGTTATCAAACGGGTACTAAAACCACTCGTGGTGACCGAGGTCTCATTAGATATCTTGTTCGTAATTGGCACACTTCTCCTCTAGAACTCGTTGTTTTCAAATTTCGTATCAAGGCACCCCTTTACATCGCTCGTCAGTGGCTCAGGCATCGAACTGCATCCGTGAATGAGATGTCCGCTAGGTATTCTATCGTTGATGAGGAATACTACGAGCCGGAAGTCCTCCGTGGACAATCGGCCGTGAATCATCAAGGATCAGAAGGTGTTGTGGAACTAGATGATGAATTGAGTCAAACTCTTTCTGAACAGTATAAGCAGGCATTTAAGTTGTATGAACAGTTGCTCGAGAAGGGGGTTTGTAGGGAACAGGCGCGAGGTGTTCTCCCTCAATCGACATACACTTCTTTCGTATGGAAGATGGACCTACACAATCTCATGCATTTCTTACAATTGAGGATGGATCACCACGCTCAAAAGGAAATTCGTGACTATGCCACGGCTATATATGAACTTGTCCAACCCCTAGTACCCCACTCTATGGAGGCATTCATGGACTTTCGTGTAAACGCGATGCAGTTAACGGGACCTGAAATTGAAAATATAAACTCTGGGAAGGAAATTGAATCTCCAGGTGAAAAGAGAGAGTTTCTAGAAAAATTAAAACGGTTAAAAATTAAATGTCCTTAAAATACAACAAACACTATGTTCGCTGTTACCGCATCCCCCACATGGTTCGCCAAAACTGATGACTTTAAGAAAATTGGTAAGAAAATCCAAAAACAAAGGAAGACCGAGGTAGACAAGATCAAGGATAAGATTGGCGACATCGCCCGCGACGAGCGTAAGCGTGTTCAAGAGATGTTCAAAGAACACCAAGATGTTATCAAGAAGGAGGAAAAGAAAACTAAGAAAAAGAAGAGTAACGCTAAAGAGATCGATCTTTACGAAAAGTAATCCAAATCGCAAAACCTACAAGTAGTGCAGCGAATGGTGTCCCGTTGAATCTCTCCGCTAATAGAGCACATACCACACTGTATTGAACTATCCGTATTTCCTGTCGTGTTTTAATCATTGACCGTTTCATCGCTGCTCTCGACCTCTCAAGGCCGAGAACAGTCGAATTTATTTTTCCAATTTTAGATGGAATTTCTGTAGTGTTCATGATAATTTCACTTATATCAAGAGATTCTAAAAACTGCTCTTGAATCATTGGTTCCAGGTACGTAAAGTAATCAAAGTTTGGATCGAGTTGGAGACATATCCCTTCTATGAGGGAGAAGGATTTCGCTAAATATACAAAACTTGTTGGTACAACAAATGGCTTTTCCATAGCAAGTTCAGCCGCAAGTTCATCGTTCATGATAGCACCACCATCTAGGGTCTCTAAATACCCCAATATGGTTTCAAAAAATATTTCAATATCACTGATGTCTGAAGATGTTGGTACAATGACACCCAATTTAATTAATATTTGAACAACTCCTTTTGTATCTCGTTTTATAATACACCCGAATAAGTCTGCGAAACCCTGTTTCAATTCATCATTTAACTCAATTAATAAACCAAAATCGTAAAACACTAATTTACCATCTTTGGAAATGGCCAAATTACCCGGATGTGGGTCACCATGAAATAACCCACCGTCCATCGTTTGAATGACATACGAATTAACCAATGCTTCACACACCTTCTTCTTATTGATTCTCTTATTTTTGATCTCTGTAATCTTATCAGCCTCTACATACTCCATGACAATCATATCATCGGTACAGTACTTTTTATACATATAAGGTACTTTTATCCAATCAATCCCTTTCAAACTCCTTCTAAACTTAATCGCATTTTCAACCTCTTGTTTATAATCGGCCTCCCCAAGAAGATACTCTATAGAATCATTGAGAACAAATTCAGAACTAGAACCAGTGTCAACACCTATTGACTGAATAAAGTCCAATATCTTTTTAACATTATTTGTATCTGATTTCATAATGTCTAGGATTCCAGGTCTTTTTAATTTTACAACAACCTTCTTACCATTTTTTAAGGTAGCTTTGTGAACCTGTCCAATACTGGCCGATTTAAATGGAATCTCGTCAAAATCTTTGAATATGTCTCTGTTTACAACATCTTTTACAAGCTTAAAATCAAATGGTGGTACATTATCTTGGAGAGATTCAAGTTCTTTGGTAAACTCTGGTGGATAGAGGTCTCCTCGTGTGGACGCTATCTGTCCTAATTTTACAAATGTCGGGCCAAGGTCCAGAAGTTCACCTTTCGTCCATCGACCAAGCTCAGCCTTATCTTCAGTAAAGCGTTCTTTCCATAAATATTTAGCTGCAAATTTCCACGTTTTTACCTTTTGATTTGGCGCCAACTTGACAGGTGGCGTCTTCATATTGGCTTGACTGAGTATACTCAACATATCCTACATTAACCTTAGGATTTTTTCTATAAGCTAAATATAGAATGAAGATTCATATCGTAGGAGCTGGTCCAACTGGATTATCTCTCGCATGGGAAATCTTACGCACAGGTGATCATGATGTTACCATTTACGATAGAAAGATATCAGCTGGTGGTTCTTGGTGGGAACCTAGTGTAGAATCACGTGATCTTCATGCACACAGAATTGTATTCGATAAGGCATTCATCAACACACAATCATTATTTTCTGAAATGAACATCGACTGGAATGAAATATTTCAACCAATTGAAAAGAAAAAACATTTAAACTTTGCTTTCAAATCCTTTGAGTGTAAAAGATTATGGAATTTTGATTTCTCTTTTTTCTCGAGTACTCATACACCAGTGAAAAGTATAAAGGTATATCTCTGAAAGAAGCTGTAGGACCTTTAAGTGAAAAGGGTCAAAAGTATATCGAACATTTGCCACTTGATCATGGATGGGGTTACATGGGATGTCATGACAGGCGTACGAGTTTGTAAAAAATCTAGACCATACCGACACTTTCACAAATGTACACACAGAAAGGTATCAGGGTAAAGTGATGTGTGATGCGATGGAACAGGCTCTTATGGACGCCGGTGCCAATTTTGTATTCGGTATGGAATTAAAAGATGTTGAGTACGGTGAAGACGCATTCGTGGCAACATTCACAGACGAAAAGATTATAGATGATGGAATGCTCTTTTTGTGTCTCGATAATAGCCCAGCTTTGAATTTTTTGGATGATAACTGGGGACCGGATGCACTCGAGAAGGTTCAGGGAGTACATATGGAGCTATCAACGTATTATTAGATTATGAGGAACCGATCGATTTAAAAACCGATCTTCAAATTGCAACAGAAACTCGATGGAATTTACAACCCAAGGTCTTATACGGTACCAATACAATTTCGTGTGTCATATGTGACCTTAACGAAGAAGTGTTAGGTTCCGACCCAGATGTCATAAAATATGAAGTCCTAAAACAACTCGGCTTACCAGAACCTCTCGATATACGAATCGGTTGGGGGGCTGATTGGGAACTGGAAGAAAAGAAGTGGTCATTTTCACAATCATCCGGTGTTCTCAGTCTTCATGGACAACTTCCATTCTTTGGTAAATGTTCTAAAGTTGCGATGTGTGGTATGATGTCTCCTCGTGAAACTCCATACTCGAGTATTGAAGCCGGTGTCGAAGTGTCACGACTCTTGAGTAACAGATGTTTTGGTACACGACGACCACTCAAACCTCTACTTCTTACCCAGGTACTCTTACTTATTTTAGTTTTACTTATAGTTTTAGTTTTAGTATACCGTAACAGAAATCGATGAAGTTTGACGCCATAATTCATGAACCTATGTACGATTTCAATGATAAAAAGTATATCCGTTTTATAATTCCCGCTAAAGTTTCAGAAATTATAGAACGGATGCATATAAATAAATGGCGATTACTCATGAATGAAAATATAGATAACCCCATAGACGGGAATATTCTAACAGTAAAAGTACCGTTCCGTTATAGAAGAGTAATGTGTGAAGTCAAGGGACGTCCTATTCAGTCTCTAAAGAGGGGTGACGAAGTCGAAGTTGAAATAGACTTCAAAGGTGTATGGAATGTTGGTAATCACTCTGGATTTTCCTGGATACTCTCGAGTTCCTTTACTTCTTGAGTGGTATCGGGATCATTGGGAAGTTCGATGGTTTTAAGACCACCTTTCTTAAAGTTCATAAACGTATTAAGTACACCTTGGAGACGAAAAACCTCTTGGGTTAACTGTTCTATGTTCATTTGAACTTGTTTAATATTTTCATCAATATCTACGGTAGGCATTTTACTCATTTAAAGTTTATCACCTTTAACTAAGTAATTCATGACGGTTCTCACTAGGACCGGATACCTGATAGATTCGGGTCCAATCCAAGAAATTAAAAAGGAATTAACGGTAAGACCCATCGTGAATGGAGATTTTGGATTTCCTCCACCGCCTTTCAAAGTTTTCAAACCAGCTAAGAATGGAATCTGCGTTCCCAGATTCTATGGAACCTCTAAACTTGGGGAGCCTACACATGACAAACGACCAGAACCAACTAAAATCAATACCCGATTTTCAGGACAACTTCGCGACGCTACACACCAAAACGAAGCATTCGGAGCAGCTATTAAAGCAGGGCATGGCGTCCTTTCTTTACCGTGCGGCTATGGTAAAACGACGGTATCCCTGGCCATAGCATCAAAACTTGGGTATCGCACGATGATTATAGTACATAAACAGTTTCTCGCGGACCAATGGCGAGAACGGATTAAGCAGTTTTGTCCAGGTGCTACAATTGGTGTCGTTCAACAAAATAAAAAAGAAGTTGAATGTGATTTTGTAATCGCTATGCTTCAATCCCTCTCACTGAAAGAGTATTCATTTTCAGATTTTGAAAGTATAGGAACTGTCATAGTAGACGAGGCGCACCACATATGTGCCAAAGTTTTCAGTCAGTCTCTGTTTAAACTGTGTCCTCGTCATATTTACGGTCTTTCGGCGACACCCGAACGAAAAGATGGTCTCACGAAGGTTCTTCACTGGTTCATGGGACCTACATTTTTCGCTGTGGAACGTAAAAATCAGGAACAGGTGGAAGTATTCCCAGTTACATTTGATTCTCCAAATTATAGAAACCCACCTCCATCTATGCGAAATGGGAAGATTTCGATGCCTAACATGATCACAGAACTTGTCGAAGATCGCAATAGAAATAAGATGTTGGTGGAATTGGTAAAAAAAGCTTCGGGTGGTAGTAGACAATTACTCGTTCTCAGTGATAGACGACATCATTGTGAATTTCTCCACCAGTGCTTTCCAAAGACGTCTGGACTCTATATGGGTGGTATGAAAGAAGCCCAGCTTCTAGAATCTTCAAAGAAGAAGATTATTTTTGCAACCTTCAGTCAGGCCCATGAAGGTCTCGACATCCCAACACTCGATACCGTTATTTTAGCGAGTCCCAAGTCAGATATTACACAGAGTATTGGACGAATCATGAGAGAAACGAAAGGAAAGAAGAATGAACCACATATTTATGACGTTCATGATCCGTGGTCAGTCTTTACAGCCATGTATTACAAACGAATGAAAGTGTATCGTCAAGGTGGTTTCAAAATCCATGGCAATCACGTTGAAGAGAGTAAGAACGAATTCCCTCAGGGAAAGTGTCTGTTTTTATAATCTGACCATCTATTAAATGTCGGGTGCATTAATACAACTGGTCTCTAAAGGAGTTCAAGATGTGTATCTTACGAGTGACGAGGGACATTCATTCTTTCGTATGAAATTCACGAGGCACACAAACTTTTCTCAAGCTCCAAAGTTTATTAAAACTGTTCACTCTAATGACACATCCGTCACGATCCCCGTTTTAGGAGATGTCATCAACGGACTTTGGTTTGAATCGAGTGATACGAGTAATGCCAATATAGCATCTAATTTGTTTCACAATTCTACACTTGATTTATACGTGGGTGGCCAAAAGGTTGATTCTCAACACTATGATTACTTCGCTGAGATATGGCCCAATTATTTAGCCGACACATACAACAAATCTCAGGAACTCAATAATAAAGCTTCGACATCAAACCAGACGTTCGTACCGTTACACTTCTTTTTCTGTGATCATAAAGCCTTTTTACCTTTGATAGCATTACAACATCACCAGGTTGAAATAAAAATCAATTTTGATGAAACAGCCGTCGCAAATTGTAACGCAAATGAAAAGAAAGCTGAATTTTACGGTAACTATGTGTACCTGGATAAAGAAGAACGAGAATCCTTGATAAGTCGAACATTAGATTTTGTCGTGACACAAACACAAAAAATAGAATTACCTCTCGAAAGTGTTACAGATAATACAACGCAATCAGGTGGGTACAATGCACTTGATATTTCGTCGTTTAATCATCCGGTTAAGTCTCTCTTTTTTGGGTACGGAACTTCGAGTTCAAATTTTGCGGGTGACCGGTTCTCATTCGCTAATGCAGATTTATTCATTAATGGTATTTCATTCCTCGAAAACATGTCTCCAACGTATTTCCATACAGTACAAAATTATTACAAGTCAAATTACGGACAAACTGAATTTGATATAGACAGTCATACAGGTGTATACACACGCTATTTTGTGTATCATTTCTGTCTCAACGCATCTGATTACAACCCAAGTGGTTCATGTAATTTTAGTCGTCTCGATAACGCGAAACTTATCCTCCGTGGGGTTGAAAAGGGTGAATTAAGACCATCAAATCAAGATGTTTATGTGTATGCAGTTAATTACAATGTGCTCAGGATTAAGGATGGTTTGGCCGGAATTTTATTCGGCAACTAATGTATAAATGGGAAAGCTTGTACGTGCTGGTCAAATTTTTGTAACCAGTCTAGATGCAACACCCAGAGAGTCTGATATTTTAACAGGACTTGCGAGTATTGATGCTGGTGAAATCACAGCAGATGAAATTCAAGTGGCGAATTTGAAGATTACCGGTGAGTTGACATCTACATCCGATACAACTCAATTTGCGGGCACTACAAATGTAAATCGTCTCACCGCTATACAGGTTGGTATTGGTACGGATAACCCCATTAATGATCTTCAGATTGGTACAAATGATTTAATAGTCAACAGAACTGTTCAGAATCTTGTCACCGTACGCGGTAACGTAGTCAGTACGAACGTATTCGCGACCGATACTTTCAAGACGACAAATGATAAATTCTCGGTTGATGCCACAGCTTCTAACGTATTAACAATTGATGGCAATACAGCGTCTACCAATTCTACGATAACTAAACAATTGACAGTTGGTACAGGTGTTACCGCGGGTACTGATTCCAACGTAGCCGTTTTTGAAAATGGTAATGTCGTTGTTCGTGACGGATTTTTACGGGTATTTGGAAATGTTGATATCAGTGGTAATTTAGCTATTACCGAAATTCCATCGTACACGAGTGTTGACAATCTTGTTGTATCAAACGCTGTCATACAAATGGGTAAGGGTAACAATGGGACATACGATATGGCTGTTCTCATGAGAGATGGTGCCCCGGATACTGGTAATGTATTCTTGGGGTATACACACGCCGACGACCAGTTTAAACTTTCTAGAACGTACGGTACTCCCGAAGATGCAAACTTTACCATGGATTCGGCAAACACCGTCAATCTCCATGTATTTGGTGACGTGTACACACAAAATAATGTAGGTATTGCGAATACATCACCAGCATTTTCCCTTTCTGTGGGTTCTAATGTATATATCAATGATGTGGCATCATCCTCGGCTAATGTTCTACATGCGAATGGGTATGGTTTCTTCGAGGGTTTGAGAATTGGTGATGACGGGCTGACGGTGGGTAGCCTGATTACTCTTGATGCCGATGCAGCTATACCTATGGTAGTAGCGTCAAAGATTCAATCACACGCTATTCAAACGACTGGTGCGACCCCGTCGGGTATAGCGAATACCAATTCTACAAATATGTTGTCGATCGGTGATAAAATATTTATTAACGCAGATTCTGCTAACCTTATCACAGTGCTCGGTAATACAGCGACTGGTCGTCTCATCACACAATCAATTCTGGTTCAGGATTTCATCGAAGTTGAGGGTGAATCTGGTATTTCGTCTGCAGCGAATGTTATTATTCATGGTGACATATCGGGTGATGATTCAACCGCGAATACTGTCAGTTTACGATGTGGTCCACAGACGTCAAATATAAGTGCGATTGAAATAAAGGGTGCCAAAACATCTGCGAATAGTCAAACTGTGGTATTTAAGACTCGAAATACCGAAAGAATGCGGGTAGCTTCAGACGGCAAAGTGGGTTTATCCAATACCGAACCTAGCGAACTCTTAACTCTTGGTGGAAATCTAAAACTTAACGGAAGTAATGCAGCTATAATAGGAAGTGATACAAACTATTTTAAAACTTTTACGGATACGAACGGTGACCAAACAAGAATTGAAAACCGCGTAGGAAGTGGTAAAGGTCTTAGTTTTTATGCGAGTACCACGGATACTATGGGAACGCCGAAATTAACCATATTAGAATCGAGTAATGTTGGTGTCGGTACCGCATCCCCAGTTGGTCTTTTACACACAAATGGTGGAACTGTGTTTATCAATGATCAAGTTGTTAATAGGGGAACCACGAGTCATCTTGATACACCCTTAGTAGTATCCAATACAACTGCAATTGTTGGTATTTCGGATTTTAATAACGTAATTCAATTGGCTCGTGAAGGTGGTTCTGGTAGGGATGGTGTAAGAAGTATTTTCAAAATGGGGAAGCACGATCTTTCCAGTGGAACCTCGCGTTCTCAGTTGAATTTATCGTTAGCGAGTGATGATTATGAAACAGAGAGTCATGTCATGACATGGCGAAGTAATAAGCGGGTGGGGATTGGTACTACCACACCTACGGCCCATTTAGAAATTCTTGGAACGGGTATAGGAAATTTCAACACCAACGGTCTACTCGTTCATAATATTGAAGGTACTCCGGGTGATGCGATTATGGCTGCGAGAACGAGTAGTCTCAATTCAAACGCATTCGCTTCGTTTGCACAGACGGATGGAGATACCGGGTCATCTATTGCTAACCCGGTGGGATATTCCGTGGGTTTAGCGGGTGCACTTCGAAATGGTACACGCGTGGCAGATTTTAGAATTACCAAAAACCCAAATGTAATCGATGAATCTGGAACTGTTCAATTATTCATAGATGGTGCCAACGGAAATATGGGAATAGGCACCGATATACCCCGTGATTCTTTGGAAGTCAGTGGTAATGTTGTCATAGGTAATAAACTTTCGTTTACTGGTGTATCTTCAGACGAATTCGGTAATACGTTCATCACAGAACGACTATACGATAGCCTTGGTAAATCCGAACTTGTCATATTCAAGGGTAATGATCGAACAGGTACCGCCGCCCCAGATAGGATTCGGTCAATAGCGGCCGAACATCTTTTCCAGACCTATAACACAACTTTACCATCTTTATCTACTAACCAAATTCAATCCGCTTTAAACGGTGATGGTTCGGTGGTATCACGTGCGATGACTATAACTCCTTCAGGTGTAGTCGTTATAGGAGCTTTACCTTTAGATGACCAAGGTGAATTAGACGTAAGTAGTGCTACTCGATTTTATGTCGGTGGTGGTCTCGAGTTCGCACAGGATCAGTCGTTGAAGTTTGGTGCTTTAGATATTTTTACAGCTGCGGTTGGTCCAGTAAATTTAATAGAATCTATTGGAAATGCACCTTTAGTTTTCCGACAAAAGGTGTCAGGTACAAGTACGGAATATGCACGATTTACAAACGAAGGTCTCGTGGGTTTCGGTACAAATTCACCCGAATCAAATGTTCACATTTATTCCGACGCAACTGGTGACATAGATATACTCAAACTCCAAAATCCAGGTACAAATAACAAGGTTGGATTAACGCTAAACACGAATGACAACTACGGTGGTTACGTGAGGGGTTTTAGTGATTCCACCCATTCCGTACATGGTACGGTGATAGGAGGTGTTAATAATGGTACCGAAGGAGATGGTATACACATCATACACACATCGAATGTGGGTGTGGGTACAGTAAATCCAAGTGAGCACTTCACCGGTGTATAACGGTACGGCTCGTTTAGAACATGCGACGAGTAACGCCATTCTCGAGTTCAAGACGACCGGTGGAGTGTCCAATATCTACGGTGACCACACTGGTAATGTGTTTGTCGACCCAGTTAGAAGTTTTATCGTGAATAGCGATACTGAAATTGTTGGTGACCTTCAAATCGATGGTAAAATTGATTTGGGTAACCAAGTCGCTGTGGACCTCGGTGGCTGTGGATGCCACTACAGCCCTTGAGGTCGGTGGTGGATTTATTTCAAACTCGAATGAAGTCGCATGTAAACGATACTCGAAAACATTCACACGAACAAACCAACAAAGTCAGGATATACAGTTACGATTCAATAATAATTCATTTTATGCTAAGATTGTCGCCATTTTGAGATCTGATTTTAATGTGAATGATATGAGTACTTTAGTCATAGAAGTTCAAGGTGGTACACGTGACGGGGCGACTCCATCAGAAAATATAACGATGGGTAATAAAAGTCTTTTCGGTGGTGGTAACTTACACCCATGGAATCCCACAGTTACGACAGGTAAAAATGGTATTCTTTTCGCCCCAGAAGTTACATCGGGACGTACGTATTATTATGACCTTTTTGTCGAAGTCATAACATCCAAGGGTGCTAAGTTGACAGAAGTTCGAACAAATAACCCAGCTGTTGATAATTTCTCCGGCAACACAATTGGTAACGTTTACTCATTAAATTTACTACGAGGGAGTACCCCGCGGTAGATTCAACATTTATGCCCTGATGGAATCAGAGATGGCTAGTGCGACTACGCCAACAATGAAAGCCATGATGACGTAATTCATTTCAGTTTCTTCACGACCGACCTGAGACTTTACAGGTTCGGCCTTGGCCTCGGCGACAACTTCTTGCTGTCGAACGGGAGGCTCGAGCTCCTCAAGCGGGCAATACGCTATCATTTATATATATTTAGAGATTAATTTCGGTCTTCTTCTTTCGACGAGTTCTTTTGGGTTTGGCTCCACCAACATTAACTTCTTTGACTTCACCACCTGTAGAATCTCCTGATACGGAAATGATATCAGAGAGATCATCCTCCTCTTCCATGATGGGATCAACCGAATTCGATTGTCCCATGGTGGTGTTCATAGGTGGTGGTGGGGGCATCATGATATTACCCATCAAATTCGAAATGTCCATACCCGGTCCTTGCATTTCGTATTGTCCCGTACCTCCTACAGGTGCGTCATCAGAGGGACCTCCCGGTGCGCGTGTGGTATTCTGTACAGCGCTCATCATATTCTTAACAAGGTCTGGGTTCTGCTTAATGACATCATTCATGTTGGGCATAACCGATTTGAACATAGAATTGGTAAGATGGAACATCATCGCAGAGCCACCGAGCATCATGATAAGCTTGACCTCTGGTGCGACGTTCACCTTCGAGCGGTACTTCACATACAATTCCTCAAAGACTCCGTCATAGTCGTCAACATTCTCCATCACAGACTCAGACCAACCCTCGAGTTGAATCTCAAAGGGGTTGTATCTCTTGTTAAGAAACTCAAGCCCTGTTACACATGCGATGAGCATACGCCTCGAAAACCGAACAGATTGTTCTACATCTATGCTATACGTGATACGCTTAACCTCTGATCTGAGTTCATCAACCCCTGAGTATGCATTCAGTCGTTTGTTCACAGCGAACCCCTTCTTTTCTAACCTTCCGAGTTTATTAACAAGATCCGCCTTTTCCTCATCAATTGATGTATACCCCTTGGAAGGTTGTTCCGCCTGTTCACCCGGCCCTGGCCCCATGGGTTCATCATCGAACATCATCGGTTCATCTTCCCCGTAATCAATCTCTTCATCTTCCCTATTCTGAACTGGAACACTCTGTTTGTTGGGATTTACAAAAGCATCCATCGCTTCTTGGTGTTGGGCAGTTCCAGGTCTTTGCATTGGTCGTGTGGTGGGTCTGGGTACCGGCTTCGGTCGAGGAGCGGAAATTTGAATCTCATCCATGAGTGCCTGCTCATCAGCATCTAATTTCATCACATTCGTTTGACCCCTGTCGAGTACGATTTCTTCGTCCATCTACTCTCTATGTAGAAACTAAGAAAATGTCTTTAACGCACTTCAAAAATTATATATGTCTATTATAAATGTTCAAACTCAATCTCAACCGCGCCGATCGCAACGCTCTCGTGGCGATGACCGTGTTGATAATTCTCATCACCATTCTTGGTTTCATGAATGTACGAAGCTCTAAGTACCAACCCAGGCCAATTACTATTACACCCGTCAGTGAGGAGTCTCTTTTTGACCTCAAGTCTGATGTTGAGTGTGTTGCTGGTGGGGGCAAAAAGGATAGCCCTTACTCGGTTGGTCTCACCCCAGGTGGTCTCTGTGGTGCACAGGAATTAGTCGGTGCCCACGCTGGTTACGAGATCGCTGACGGAATCGGTGGATCTTTAATCTAAGCTAATAATAAATGGCCCTGATTACATCGCCAACGGAAATGATTCCAGATCTTAATTATGAATATCACACCATCACTATTGATAGTGTGGGTCAGGATAATGCAAATACTTTTACTTGTCATCTTCAACAGCCATTGAAGAATGTGGTTCAGGCCAGGCTTGTCGGTGCGCGTATCAATACGACTACGGCGACCGAACATTGTTACATATCTATAAATGAACTTGACTCCATTTTCTCTGACAGGGCCTCCAATGTTCTCACAGGTCAATCATCCTTGAGCATTCTTAGAAACTCATTCGCTAGTCTCGTCACTGCCGATGATACAGGTATAATAAGTTTTAAAGATGACTACCCCGTTGCAACACAATACGTAAACCCAATTCGTTCGATCGATAGATTTACTGTAAATATACGGGATCAGGACGCAAATCTTGTGACTCCCCCAAATCCCGCTGAGAATAACTTTTTAGTTCTTCGTTTCGTTTGTAGAAAACCCAACCTGTAATTTTTCTCCCCTTAAATTAGTATTACCATGTCTGCCGGTGTTGTTCAATTGATTGCCATAGGAGCCCAGGATAAATTTATCGTGGGTGATCCTCAAATATCTTTTTTCAGTTCAACATTCAAACGCCATGCTAATTTTTCACAATCCGTTGAAAAACAAACCATCCACGGAGCGGTGAAAAACAATTCTATGTCCAGTGTTCAGTTCGAGAGATCGGGTGATCTTCTCAATTACGTATATTTTACGATGGATAACAATACAGAGGCTCTCGACACCCAAAGATGGGACCATATTGTCGAGAAGGTTGAACTTTTGATTGGTGGTTCTGTTATAGACACCCAAGATGCTGTGTTCACCGAGAATATTGCCGTCGATACGTTCGCCCAAAACGTTTCTAAGAGTGCACAAGGTACCCACCCGGGTATTTCTGCACGCTCATTCTTTTATCCTCTTCGTTTCTTTTTTTGTGAGTCACCACAATCTTCTTTGCCACTCGTAGCTTTAAACTATCATAACGTGGAGCTTCGCATCTATTGGGGTTCTGCCGCTACTAATAAAAATATTGAAGCTTTCGCAAATTACATTTATTTAGATAACGAAGAACGTGGTCAAATTATTTCACGTAAACATGATATGTTGATAACACAAGTTCAAAAGAATGTCGCTTCTGGAACGACCGTTCAAGAACTTACGTTTAATCATCCAGTGAAGTACCTGGCCTCGTCCAATACAACAACTGATAGCGCACTCACTTCAGCGACAAACAAAGTAAAACTAAATATAAACGGGGTTGATTTAAGTAATTATAAATGGGGTAAACCACATTTTATTGATGTGATGCATTATTATCACACAAACTTTGTGGCATCCCCAGATTTCTTCTTGTATCCATTTTGCTTATCTACAAGTTCACATCAGCCCACTGGTTCATTGAATTTCAGTCGTATCACTTCAGCGAAGATTATGAGCGAATCGATGGATATCCTTGACCCTATATATGCAGTAAACTACAATATATTACGAGTTGAAAATGGAATGGCAGCATTGCTTTATGCAAATTAAAAATGCCATTGTATATTAAATGGTCAAGAACTTGCCGACGGTGGAGCGGTCCACCAAAATCAGGTTCGGTAAAAATTGTACCAACGACCAGGCAGAAAACACAGTCGTGTTCAATGCGAGTAACGTTGAAATCGATGCTGCATTTGAAAATTCTATCTACATGACACCCCTGCGTTTACGAACAGATCTTACAGATAGAAATATAACTGTATTGGCGTATAATCGAGTGACCAAGGAAATTATGGACTCCGATGCTATCGCAGAGGATATTCTTAATTTCACTCTCGAGGCAGCTGTAAAGAACGGAAATGTGACGGCAAATACAGTTTCATTTAATAATACCGCGACAGGTTTTACAACCCTTTCAAATGTGGGTATTGCAAATGCTGCACCGGTGGATACTCTTTCCGTGGGTTCAAAAGTTTTCGTAAATCAATCTGCGACGGACACACTTCGAGTTCTGGGAAACACATACATTCAAAATAGTCTGGTGGTTGACGGAGATGCGACATTTAATGGTCTTGTCACAACTTTACACTCCAATAACACGACCATAACGGATGCTCTCATAGAGTTGGGAAAAGATAATACCGGGAGTGATTCAACTTTAGATCTCGGTCTTCTTTTAAATCGCCCCGGTTCAAATGTTGGGGTTGGGTTTCGAGAAAATTCAAAAGAATTTGCTATCGGGTACACAACTTCGAGTGCGTCGGGTCATACCATTACCCCTCTCACGAGTGAAGATATAAACGTACACGTGTACGGTCAATTATTTACACAATCAAATGTGGGTATCATAAATACATCCCCCATACACACTTTAGACGTGGGTTCGAATCTTTTCGTGGACGAATTCGGTTCAAATATTTTGAATGTTATTGGAAATACAGATATTTCTGGGGTTTTGAGTATCGGTGGAAACACTTTAATTGATAGCAAGATAGGTGTTAAAACCGACTCACCAGATGCCGAATTACACGTCGTGGGAAACGCGTACGTGAGTTCCAACCTTACCATCGATACAAATACATTACACGTTGATGCAGTCACAAATCGTGTCGGTATTAACCAGTTATATCCCACCAAGGATTTGGATGTCAACGGAACTATAGCCGCTACTCGACGAGTTGATAATTCTGGATATGAACGTTTACTCATAGGTACAGATACAGGTACAACTCTCGATTCAAGCTCAAACGCGCACCTAGTGTCTGTGGGGTACCGAGCTGGTTATGATCGTCAACAATCCAATTCTGTAGCGATTGGTTATCAAGCGGGTAGCGTTACACAAGCAGAATCTTCCATCGCCATTGGTGAAAGATCTGGTGAAACTGGGCAAGGTGCAAGTTCTATAGCCATAGGTGAAAAGGCTGCCTATGAAAATCAAGCTGCATATTCCATCGCCATAGGTGAAAATGCCGGTGGTCAGGATCAAGCGGGTAATTCAATCGCTTTAGGTAAAGATGCTGGTAGTCAAAATCAGGGTCAGAAATCTATAGCTATAGGTGATGGTGCTGGTAAGTTTAATCAAGGTGAAGGTGCTATAGCTATAGGGTACTACGCGGGATACCCAACGAGTCAAGCTCCTGGTTCTGTTATCATAAATGGTGGGATAGATGGTGGGGGTTTCAATAATACCACCACACAAAACGCACTTTTCATAAACCCTGTAAGAAATGTGAACAATTCGAACATTCTGATGTACAATGCAGATTCCAAAGAATTCACGTATGGAACGACCATACACAATAGTGTCAATGTTTCTAATAACTTTACAGTCGATACAGATACACTTTTTGTTGATTCAGTGAACGACTCAGTTGGAGTCGGGACGGCGACACCAGATGCCAATCTCCATGTAGTTGGTAATGCATACATATCTTCAAATCTTACCGTCGACAACAATACTTTACATGTAGATACGGTAAAACATTTTGTGGGTATTGAAACGAATTTCCCCGACGCAACGTTACAAGTTATGGGAAATACATATATTTCTGAAGATCTCACCGTTGATACAGATACTTTCCATGTCGACTCTGCGACTAATTCGGTAGGTGTTGAGACGAAAACACCACAAGCCAATCTTCACGTCGTAGGTAATACATACGTGAGTGCCAATTTAACTGTGGATACGGATACACTCCACGTGGATACGACGACACATAGTGTCGGAGTCGAGACAAAAACACCCCAAGCTAATCTTCATGTGTCGGGTAATACGTACATATCAAATGACCTCACGGTAGGTACAAACTTTGTAGTCGATACAGATACACTTTATGTTGATTCCGGAACAAATTCGGTGGGTATCGAAACAAATTCACCCGATGCGAATCTTCACGTGATTGGTAACGTCTACGTATCGTCTAATTTAACGGTGAATACAGATACTTTACATGTGGACACGACGACACATAGTGTCGGAGTCGAGACCAAATTCCCTGATGCTAATCTTCACGTTTCCGGTAATGCTTATGTATCGTCCACCGATACCTCCACTTCTAAAACAACTGGTGCGCTCATTATTGCTGGTGGTTTAGGTATCACGGGTAATATTCACGGAAACCACGCCAATCTAGAAGATGTAGAGGCTGATAGTATTACTGTCACGGATACCACAGCGACTTCGTCTAAAACAACTGGTGCTCTCAAGGTTTCTGGTGGTTTAGGTGTCGTAGGTAATATTCATGCGACACATGTTAATTTTGAAGATGTAGAAGCAGATAGTGTAAATGTGACAGATTCAACTGTATCTTCTTCTAAAACAACTGGTGCTCTCAAAGTCACCGGTGGTGTAGGTATAACTGGTGCGTTATTTGGTTCTACGGCTGAGCTAGACGGTATTACTAAGGTAACTAACAGTACAGCATCTTCGAGTAAAACCACCGGTGCCCTCATAGTCACAGGTGGTCTAGGTATAACTGGAACTATACATGGAAGTGCGGTGAATTTTGAAGGTGTTGAAGCCGACAGTCTTCATGTAACCAATACAACTTCTACAACTTCGAAGACCACTGGCGCTGCGCGTCTAGCTGGTGGTTTAGGTGTTGCTGGTAATATTCACGCGACACATGTCAATTTTGAAGATGTAGTGGCTGATAGTCTAACTATCGAAGATACAACCTTATCAACATCCAAAACCACCGGATCGGTAATCGTGGCGGGTGGTATAGGTGTCACAGATAATGTATACGCATCTAGATTTGTGGGTGATGGCGGACTCCTTTCAAATATCGCAACAAATTTACAATCCATTTCGGAAAATGGAAATACAACTTCTAATACTATTCAATTTACTGGCACGGATACGAGTTTCATTTCAAGTGGAAAGATCGGTGTAAAAACAGCTACACCTGCAGCCGATTTAGAAGTCACAGGAAATGCACACATCTCTTCAGATGTGACTCTCGGTAGTAATATTTCCATCGCTGGTCTTACGACGAATAAATTCCCCATAGTCGGTACAAATGATTTCTTAGAAGATTCAATCATAAGTAAATCGAGTGACAATATTGTAATCGCGGGTGGTTTACAGGTAACCGGTGATATCATTCAAAATGGTAATGTGTTTGTTGTGAACTCTAATAATACCGTCATCCAAGACCGTATTCTGACCCTCGCGAATAATAACACCCAAACTGCCCTCGATGTGGGAATACTCATGGAGTATCCCGGACATAATATCGCTATAGCTCATCATGGTAATGAAACACCCGAACGTCTTTCCATCGGGTATACACAAAATAGTTTTGTAGATACAGCTATTAACCCCGATAGTAACAACGTAACCCTAGATGTTTTGGGTAACCTCCAAGTTCAAAATAATTTTACAGTAGATACGAGTACTTTCCATGTAGATTCAGTGACAAATCGCGTGGGTGTACTTACGGCAGCTCCCGCGTATACACTAGATGTTCATGGTAACTCGAATGTAGCTGTCGCCCGTTCCAAATCTTCGGTGGTGACAGATGCTACCGCCTCTACAACTAAAACAACTGGCGCCGTTACAGTGATAGGTGGTATAGGTGTGGGTGGTGACATTCACGCGTCAGATGTCAATTTTGAGAATGCGACACTTGATAGCGCAATCATTCAAAACACTACAGCTGCGACTGATAAGACTTCAGGTGCTCTTCAAGTTGGTGGTGGTGTGGGTATAATAGGGGCCTTATTCGGTTCCACAGCTGAATTTGATGGAATCACAAAGGTAACTAATGGCGCAGCTTCAGCCAGTAAAACAAGTGGTGCAGTCCAAATTGCAGGTGGCCTAGGTGTTGTGGGTGCTATACACGGAAGCACTGTAAACTTTGAGGGTGCCGAGGTAGATAACCTCACTGTTACTGATACAACCGTAGCAACTTCCAATACGAACGGTGCAGTCACTATAGCGGGTGGTCTCGGTGTCATAAAAGATATTTACGCGGCACAGTACCACGGTGACGGTAGTCAACTCACAGGACTCGTGACGACTCTCGAAGATGTGGCAAATAACGGAAATACCATGTCTAACGTCATTCAATTTAACAATAACCAAAGTATTTACGATACAAGTTTTGTGACCACAGGTAAAGTAGGTATTAAAACAGCGACCCCAGTGTATGATCTTCAAGTGACTGGTAATTCATACATTTCTTCAAATGTCACTGTAGATACAAATACGTTCCATGTAGATGCTGTAAACAATAAGGTTGGTGTGGGTACAACCGAACCAGATAAAACCTTACACGTTCAAGGTGATATAAAATTCACTGGAACGTTATTCGAAGATGATGCCCCATTCGTGACTTCTCCTTGGGTCACTACGGGTACAGACATTTACTACAACGTAGGGAACGTGGGTTTCGGGACAAACGCTAACGTGGATGCTAATGTTCACGTCAACGGGAATGCGTATGTGTCTTCAAATATACACGTGGGTCCAGGTGGAAATAACACGTCAGTCTTTGGTTACGCCGCTGTAGGATACGCGGGTGAGACGAATCACGCAACATTCGCACACACCGATAATAATAGTGCTACCAATTTCGCCCTTAAACAGACAGCCACTGGGCCAACACATCTCAATACACCAGCTTCTCAACATATTCGTTTTTCAGTCGCTGGTAATGAAAAGGCACGAATCACGGGCCAAGGTGACCTAAAGGTTGGTTCTAATATTCTGTACGTAGATGCATCTGCGGCGAGTGTTGGTTTAGGAACTGCGACACCCAATTCCAACCTTCATGTAGTAGGTAACGCATTTGTAAGCTCGAACCTGACTGTAGGTAATAACGTATATGTTACTGGTGGTCTCGTGACAAACACTGGAGGTTATACTAAAAAGACATACAGTCTTTCCAGAACTGTTGGTGCGGGACATGGAACACCTTCGATCGATATAAATTTTACTTCAAACATTTTTTATGCAAAAATTACTGCACAGCTCATCGATGCTACAGAAGATATAAGCACGATGATTCTCGAAGTATCCGGTGGTAAAAAGGATGGCTCCACACCATCCAGAAACATTTCCATAGGTACGAAGAACATATTCGGTAGTGTTTTAAATCCCAATCCATGGAGTTCTACCGTGGCGGTGGATAAGAATAAAATTACACTCGCGTCGACAATAGCACTAGACGCTCAGGATGGGTACGATATATTTATAGAGTACATGAGTCGTGCTTCTGTTGACGATGGTAGAGTGGTTTCTATAGTAGATACCGCACCATCACCCGACCTTACACATACATTCGGGTACTAAACATTTATTCCAATGATAAACCAAAATCTTATAGACGAAAAAGGTGTATAAGATTTTCTCAGGTACTATTAAATGGTAAAGACTAATATCCAAACATTTACTGGTGAAGTCGAAATTTTAAGTAACCTACATGTGGGTTCATATTTGACAGCAAACGGTGACGCCTCAAACGTTTTGGACGTCACCGGTAATGTAGGAGCTTCATTTTTTGTAGGTGATGGTGGTTTAATTTCTAATATCGCCACGACACTCAGTGATATCGTCGATCAAGGAAATTTAGTGGCGAACTGTTGTTCAGTTTAACGCCCCACCGGCTGCTTATGCGGGTGTAGGTATCGTCACAGCGAGTAACGTTGGTATTCAAAATGCTAATCCATTAAATACTCTCAGTATTGCTGATAAAATCATAATCGATAAAGATGTTTCTGAGCCCTCTACGACTATGAATGTACACGGTAAAGTGTACGCGAGTCGCTTCGAGGGTGATGGTGGTCTTCTCTCAAATATTGCAACAACTCTCGAAGCTATTATTAATCAAGGAAACGTCTCCGCGAACGTTGTTAAATTTAGTTCCGCCACGGATTATGCGGGTGCTGGTATGGTTACTGACAGTAATGTCGGTATTCAAAATACAGCCCCTGTTTTTAATTTAAGTGTAGGTTCAAATGTGCACATAGATGATGAAGGCTCGAATGTATTGACTGTTCATGGTAACGTCTCCGCGAGTAATTTAAATCTGGGTGTTTTTACAGTGTCAGCTTCACATGGTTTAGATCAGGTTTGCGCGGAGAGTAACGTAGTCACACGCCCCGTGCGTTTTTCTAACGTCATTACCGCTGTTTCTGCAGTTTCTAATATCGAATCTGCGGGGACATTCATCTCTACGGATGCAGAAAGGGGTATAGACGTCGCGTCTAATATCGATATAGGTGGTCGACTTAAGTTTGACAGTAACGTCTTCATCGATACACTCAGGGTTGCTGACGTGGCTGCGAACATTGTGACATATGACCGAACTACCGGTGAACTTCTAGATTCTTCGGGAACTTTCATGAACAAGTTTGCGGTCATCTCTGAACAACCTCCTTCGGATCTTTTCGCAAATGCCACTACTGTGACCAATCATGGTGGGTACACTCTCACAACTTCAAACTTAGCTACAAATTCTAATACCTACAACGCCTTTGATGGGACCGCGAATGCTTGGGTCAGTGGTGACCTCGCTGGTGGATACATCGGTGGAGCCAACGTGTTCCATGAAAACAATCTTACTCAACTTTCTAATTTACATCCTACGCAGCGTGGTGACTGGCTCGCTATTGAGTTCCCGTATAAAACCACACTTCGTCACATGAAATTAACACCTTTGACTGCCACACAATTCCCCGCTTCGGCGAATGTTTATGCGACTAATAACGATATCACTTGGAGTGAAATTAAGTACTGGAAGGATGTGGTTCCTGCGTCCGATACTGCGGTCCAAACGATAACCGTGAATGCGACCGATCAGTTCAAGAAGTATGCCCTCGTGGCTACGAAGGCTGGAGGGACTGGTAGCTCCAATGTCGCCATCCAAGATTGGCAACTCTTCACGGAATCCTTCTCGATCGATGGGGGGAAGGTGGCGATGGCGCAACAAGCCGCGACCGGTGGTGAAACTGTGATGGATCAACATGGGCCTCATGGGAGGGGGGAAGCCAAGTTGAAGAAGTATCCAGAGATTGTCTTCGGTTCCGACTCTACGAAATTGAGAGGGAATGACTCGACCAACACGTACACACAAGAGAACTATACTGTGACGGCGAGTAGTCAAAACCAAAACCCATTACTGTATTCTAGGGGTTTAACTGATCTTCAAGGCTTCGACTATGGCGACACCAGATCCTTAACAAAAGACATGGTCACCGCCACGACTGTTACTATCCCGCTTGCGTACGGCGCCAAGGAGGCTGGTTCTGCGTTGTCCCCAACAGGTCAAGCTTATCATTGGAGCGACTGGGGCAACGACGTACTCGATGGCTGGGGTCACTGGTACATTTATAACACCGCGACTGGAGCCGCGTCGCATATCCAGTTCGGAACATTGAATGGCCCAAATGGGACAGTGTACACCGAGAGACAAAATCATCACAGTAAAATGTTTACTATAAAACATGGTTGGGTCGTGAATTCAATATTCAAACTTGATGTTGAATGCGAAGACCCTACTTTCTCATTTTCTATTGGGATGTACGGTAATTTGGGTTCCGATAACGCCACTTTCCAGGAAGATGCACAACACACCACATCTTCGGGTGGTACATTATCTTACAACTTTAACGGGAACAGTTCGACGGGTGCCTCCAGCAAGTCTTTATTTACACATTTCATCCCTAAACAAAGAAGTTTTAATGATGCCATTACTTTAACGGGAAACAATTTTACAACTAACTTAAATACGAACGTCGATACGAACGGCGGCCAGCATGGTATATGGTCAGATTCACTCCAAATTGGTGCAACAATGTATTTTGTGAAAGGTGCTGTAGGGGGGATCGAGAAGAGTCGAAGTGACTGGGTAGCACACGATATATCCGGTGTAGCCAATCCATGGAAAGTATTCGATGGAATAACGTCTAGAAGTAGTTGGGCATCCAAATCTGGTACATATTACGATGGAACTAGTCCCGCAAACTCCTATACTGGCACAACGCACCAATTGGGAACTGGTACAGTCTATGGTGAATGGTTAAAAGTTAAATTATCACACAGAATTAAAGTTACTAAATTGATCCTTTACGCTGATGTTATAAACGAAGCCCCCAAATCTTATAAAATATATGGTTCGGTAACGGGTTCATCATGGACTGAACTAAAGGATGTTTCAAATGAAACACCTTCTATATCTGGTAATTCTCATGAGATTACTGATACTGAAGGTTACAGATACATAGCCATAGTTGTTACCCAGGTTAATACTGATCAGGTTAACGTTCGTATCGGTGAAATAAAACTCTACGGTTACGACATTTTTGAAGGTGGAGATACTTCCGTGGATACCACCTTCAAATCCATCATGAACACCCCCCAAATATCTGGGGCCCAAGTGTACGTTGATGGGAGCTTAGGTGAGACCTTCACGAACCGTGTCGTGGGTCCAACCGTTTCCAACACCCACACGACCTATGTGAGTGCGGAGAAATACTGGGAACTTTCGGGGAATGTTGAATCTAATGTGACCCTCGAGGCCAATACGTTCCTTTCGGGTGATGCCCCCCACTCCGTGTCTATGTGGTTCAATTCTTCTAATTTGGAGGCGAATGCGTCCAACTCTTGTATCTTCTCGTTAGGTACCGAAGAGAGGTTAGATCATGTCAGTACAGCGTTTAGTAACAACTATCAAACTGTGCAGAAGTTTACGGCTGGTTCACGAAGTACGACTAATGCCAATTTCGGTCATTCATGTGCCATAAACTCAGACGGAACGAGGATGATTGTAGGGGCATATTTTGAGGATAACGGGGCGACGAACTATGGTGCCGTCTACATATACACATACAGTGATGGAAAATGGGATGATGGAACGAGGATAGGTATACCCTACCCCAGCTCGAATATCACTACTGACAAAGGCTTTGGACGTAGCGTTGATATAAACTCGGCTGGTACTAGGATTGTTGTGGGGGCACATTACGATGATGAGGGTGCTAATGATGCCGGAGCAGCTTACGTATACTCATACATTGGTGGAACTTGGACTTTAGATACTGTTTCAGGGGTGTCTACTGGAAGAATTCAGGCATCGGACAAGGCGGCTAATGACAGGTTTGGTAACAGTGTCGCCATGAACGGTGATGGGACGAGGATTATTGTGGGATCAATGCAGGATGACGACGGTGGCAGCTCATCTGGTTCTGCCTACATCTATACCTACAGTGGTGGGTCTTGGGGTACAGAAAAGAAGCTCGTCGCGAGTGATGATCAGGCAGACGATCAATTCGGTACGAGTGTCGCCATAACTTCAGATGGAACGAAGGTTGTCGTAGGGGCGCCATACGAGGATACAGGGGGGTCAGCTTACGGTAAAGTCTACACGTATATCTACAATAGCGGTACTGGTAACTGGGATGAAAGCTCACAAAAGCTTCAAGCGACGTCATTTGAGGGTACTGGGGACAAAGCCTTTGGTATCAGCGTCAATATGAACGCTGACGGAACGAAGATGATTGTGGGAGCACATTTTGAGGATACGGGGACGAGTGGAGTGTCCACAAATGACTCAGGTTCTGCCTACATCTATACCTACAGTGGTGGGTCTTGGGGTTCAGAGGTACATCTTCGGGCATCAGACGCCACAGCAGCGATAGCAGATGGGAGTGACGACGAATTTGGTTGGCGTGTAAGGATGAACAATGACGGAACAAAGGTTATCGTGGGGGCGAAATACGAAGACGTGGGTGGGACTGATAGTGGTGCAGCCTATGTATTTGAGTACGATGGTTCGAACTGGAATGAAGTTGTGAAACTTAAAGCACATGATGGGGCCGCCGATGACGATTTTGGTTTTAGTGTCGCCATGAGCGGTGATGGGAAGAGGGTTGTCGTGGGAGCGGAAGAGGATGATGACACCCCGGGGAGCGCCTCGGGTTCAGTCTACGTATACGACCGTGACACCACACATCACCTCATGACCGATTTGAAACTCCAATCGAACACGTGGCACAACCTGACCTACGCGTACCAAGGTGAAGGTGGCTCCCGAGTAACCTACCTCGATGGACGTAAGGTGGCCGAAGACCAAGCCGAAGATACCTTCGGGGACTACCCACCCTTCGCGATGACTGGGTACTCACAGGGTGGGTATGTGGTGAGTGCATCGGAAGAATATAGCGCGTCCTATGGAGCACACAATGCGTTTGACGATGACACTAACACTAGCGTGGACAATAATTATTGGTCTACTAAGGCTGCGGCGTATTCGACCAACTTCGGCAGTGATGATCACAGATTTTCGGGGGCGACAACGACAATTGTAGAGGATACAAATTACCGTGGTGCATGGTTACAACTCGAGATGCCACACAGATTAAAAGTAGATGTTGTAAGGTGGCAACCACGAGCTACTGGTGGTATGCCGCGAGATGGTGTTGTTGCTGGTAGTAATGATGGGGTAAACTGGTACATAATTTATGTGTTTAACGATGTACCCACCGCATCAGACGTTGCTGACCCCGGTTTTCCAATAACACCAAATGGAAGTGTTTCCCGAATCGGATATAAATATATTAGGATAGTCGTTACAAATGGTGGTGGTAATCAATATCTTAGTGCGCAAAATGTGAAGATATACGGCCACCGCGAGAACGACTTGGTCCGCCTTCCCGAACCGACCAAGGTACTTAAGTATCCACATGTACAACTCCTTAATGGCCCGGCGAAGAGGGGATATAGAGTTTCGGTGAGTAGTGAGTACGCTCCACGCAACCAGAGAGAAGGGTGGATGGCATTTAACGACAGCTTTAGCGTCCCTGGTGGGCACTGGCAGAACAATGAGTCCTCTAATAAATATACACCTGGTACAGGAGTTCCTACCAACGATTGCGCCGTATTTCCACCTGGTGGAACTACAAAAGGTGAATGGATTAAGTTAGAACTTCCTTTTAAACTAAAGGTGAGTTCAATTTTCATTGTCACAGCACCGGGAGCTGAAGCTGTTGAAAAAGCTATACTTTATGGTTCTAATGATGATTCAAATTGGGATGTTGTAAAACCGGAATTTACTACAACTCTCTCAACTTTTGGAACTAAGCGCAGCACTACAGAACCCGTGACCACCTCAACTTATTACAAGTATTTGGTATTACAGGTAACAAAAGCTGACGCAACTGGAGGAGGTAGTAACGGTCGTTCGATACAACTTCAAACACTTAATTACTACGGCATACAAGAAGACATATCGATTCCCATACAAATCGGCGGTGGGAACATCGACAAGGTGGCGAACTTTAGGGTCTACGATAAGTTTATTGGGGGAGGACCAAGCCCTCGAGATTTGGGATGCCCAAAAGGACGAGTTCGGGAGGGCCAAATCCTCGATGACCCTCCACAAAGGTCGCCTAGGCATAGGGACCACGGAACCTGAAGGAAGGTTGGCGGTGGCGGATGAACCTCACAACTTGGAAGAGTTCCCTCCGAGGGCTATGACTGACTACAAGACATACTTTGAGGGGCATGGGGAGTTTTGTGCAAGCTCTGGGACAAAAGCTACTTCGAACGGTGAGGCATACCTAGCTTTCAATAAAACACTATTCGAACGTGGTTGGCATGGTGGATCTGAAACGGATGCTTATTATACTAACTCGATTTATCAAGGAACATTCGAACACGGTGGATATTTGGGTGATTGGATACGCCTAGACCTACCATATAAGGTTAAATTGTCTGGAAGTACATTGTACCATAGGGATGATACGGGATATGTAGGTAGGATGCCTAAAAAAGGTGTCATATTAGGAAGTAACGATAATGGTGTTTCATGGGAACTCGTACATTCTTGGGACAACGAAACGTATGAATTCTTTAAAGAAAAACAATTCACAATAAACTCCGATTCGTACTTCAAGAGTTTTATTTTAGTAACACAAGAACTCGCGAACAATGGCACAAATTCTATGGTAAACTTGGGTGAATGGCGTCTCTTCGGCACCCGTGAGCAGGGTCAATCCGTCCTCCACGATGGCCAACTGACCCTCACGAAATCGTTAAATGTTCCCCGAATTGGGCCGGCTCTCGACGCGGACGATACACCTAGGCGGGACAGGCTCGTGGTGGAATACAATACCTCGACGAACCCCACCTTTGAGGGGGCTGTTAGGGACACGAGTGGGAGGGGGAATGATGGGATTTTACACAGTTCTGTAAGTTACGACGCAAATGCAAAATCGTTCGGATCATTCGGTGGCGGTGGACTGGAAACGATGGCTACAAATAATTTATTAGAATCAAATGGAAAACATTCATTTTCAGCATGGATAAGATTTGATACCTCAGGTAGCTGGTACGCCGTATATGGTATAGGTGGTAACGTCACATTTTCCGGAAATAATTCAATAACTGTTTACATTGGAGCCAGTCGATTTAGGCTTGAATCTCGTGGTGGTTCATACAGAGATTATGGTTACACGTTTAAGCATGGTAAATGGGTCCATATGGCAGTTGTGTATGACGGAACTGGTGGATATGACAATTTCGATATTTACATGGATACGGTTAAGTTAGGTCTAGGTAGTGCCTCGAGTAACGGCACTGCAGCAATTACTCTTCCCACAGAAAACCAGACAGTTCGTTTCGGTAGCACCGCAGAAGCGTCTCCTGGAGCCACAAGTGGTAGTTATCTAGCTGGCGCGATGTCATCTGTTAAGTTCTATGATACCGTTCTCACCGCCGAAGAGGTCAAGACCCTCTACGATATGGGTCGGTGCGACGAGGGCCACCACGTGGTGAACTTCTCGAAGACTCGGGTCGGGATCGGCTTAGGGGATGGGGAGGCTCCTCAGTCGGCTTTGGATGTGAGGGGAGTGGTTAGTATCGCTAGATATCATTCCACGTGGATACCTTCAATGTAGAATCAGGGTATCCAGTTCTGGTAGCGAGTACCGCGACTCATGGTCTGGATGTTTGACCAAGTCAGTTAAATTCCAGATACCATGGTGGACATGCCTATATTTCATGTGTCAATGATCATTTTAGGTTCGTATAGTAGACGGTTTACGCGAAGGGTTATGTATGACCCGATATGATGCTAGTATGATGAACTTCACCGGACAACACAGAACTTTCATTAAGAGATGTCCCATTCTCCCAAGCGAGTAACCTAGAAGGTCTCATCGTCTCATCCGACCAAAACAAATACATCAAGATGAGTGGTGGTATTGAGGCTGGTTCGAATGCTATTACTACAAATGAATCACTTCCAATCGTCTCTTTGTCCACGACAACCAATGACAAAAAATGTTTCGGTGTCATCTCAGCCTCTGAAGACCCCAAAGAACGTAGTGACGCGTTTGGTAATTTTGTTTCCGTCACTGAAAAAGAAAAGGGTGACACCCGCGTCTACATCAACTCAGTCGGTGAAGGTGCCATTTGGGTCTCGAATATCGGTGGTACTTGGAGGCTGGTGATTACATCACGACATCCAACGTGGCTGGGTACGGCCAAAAACAAGACAGCGAGTTCCTCGCGAACTACACGGTCGCTAAGATTACCATGGATTGCGATTTCAACCCCGCGACTCAACCAGTCCAACAGATTCTTCGATCCAATGTCATTCAGACCTATTATTTAGGGAATGTTCACAAAGTGAAGAATGTTCCCCACGAGTTCGTGACGACCACTGTGGGTGCGGATGACACCTGGTCCAACGTTTCGGTTTCGCCATCGGATGTCACCTACGCGGAATGGTCCAACCTGGAAGCCAATACTCAAAACACATACAATTTAACATACACTCAGACCAGTAATGTGGTCTACGATACGAAGTATACGCTCACGACAACCGCGAATGTCACGGAAAGTGATCCATGGGATCGGGTCTCGATCGATCCTCCAAGTGTGACCTACGCGGAGTACTCGAACCTTGAGGCAAACACTCAAAGTTCATACAGTTTAACATTCACAAAAACAACTACAGATGAAAAGACTCCCGACGAATGGTCCGCCCTTGAATCCAATACACAATCTCTCTACAACAAGGTCTATTACCAATCTGTGGAGGAAGAGGTGGCCTCAGACTACCCCGGGGCGGTCGCCCATACACGGGTCACTGATGTGATTGAGAATGAACTCGATGCGCACGGGCAGATCCAATGGGAGGATCACGCCACAGAGACTGAAAAAGCCTATAAGATTCGGTACTTGGACGCTTCAGGTGTGGAGACGGACTCTGCGAATGTGGTGCACATAGCAGCCTTCGTGGGGTGCACGTACCATTGTGGCTAAGTCCCGATTTGAGACCTTCGTCTCCAAGTGCTTCGCACTTGCTTCTTCACAAACTTTACAAACTGAACAGAGTTTCTAAAGTTTGCCGTTCCAATCGACGGAGTCGATTGTCCCGTATCAAATAAAACCCGAGGGGTTTTGGTCATTTAAAAAAACCTCCTCTTATAATAAATGTCGAATAGTATCCTACCGGCGGCAGGAAACTTAGACATAGTTAACGCCAAAGTTCGAGCGGATAAATTTGAGGCGACAACTAGTATCGGCGTGTCCAACACCAACCCCGACTTTGATCTTTCAGTAGGTACCAGGTTTCATGTCGATAAGGATTCAGTAGATCCAGTGAGTGTCACAGGAAACGTGGTCGCTTCAGGAATCAAAATATCCAATCTCACTATCAGTCCAGCCTTTGATTTTGCCTCTGTATCTAATGTCGGTAACGTCACAGCGAATGTTATTCAATTCGCGAATGCCACCACGGGGTTCACAACCACAGCGAACGTCGAGATCGGTGGGAATATCACACTCACCTCGAACGCCCAGGTGAAGGTTGGTTCCAACGTCCTCGCGGAATACACGGGACCTCATGGGAGGGATCCAACAACTCCGTTGTTGAAAAAGTTCCCCGAAATTGTTTTTGAAGAGGGGAAGTTTGATAAGAATGATACGACCAATACGTACACACAAGCGGGGTATACGGTCACGGTCAGTGGATTTGTAAATTCATCAAATCACCCGTGGAAAGCTTTTAACGGAACTGATTATGAGGTGGGTATGCTTCTTTCGGGTTTAAACTACGATACAAATGGTAACGCGAACACATCTGGTACAACCGCCTCAAGATTATCAGCTTCTGATTCGACTCCATACGGTGAATGGTTAAAACTGGAACTTCCGAACAAAATAAAATTAGACAAATACGTTTTTACTTCGAGGAATAATGCGACGTATTGGACACAATCGGTAGAAGCTGGACAAGTGTGGGGAAGTAACAATGATTCTAATTGGGTGCATCTACACACATTTACAAATTCTGGATTTACAGGTGAATCGCAGTCTGCATCTTTTAATGTGCAGACGGACAATTACTATAAATATTACGCATTCATTGTGACGAAAACATTTGCGACAGGTTCTGATTATTACTTATGTATTCCCGAACTTAAATATTACGGCTACGAGGAACCCGCACCACCCGGTGACCTTTCCCTAGACACAACCCTAAAGTCTACGTTCAACTCCGTTCGGTCGAACAATTACGTGATGTATTTCGATGGGGAGGACCCGGCTGCCGGGAACGTCCCTAAGTATCTCCCAAGTGGATCTGTTAAGTCTATCACCCCAAACAATGTGGTATTCGACGCTACAAACAATTGCTGGACCCTCAATGGCTCTACGGAGAGTAACGTGACCACAGGTTCCCTTGGATTTGAGGGTGATGTGCCACACACAGTCTCCACTTGGATTAACGCCTCGAATTTGGAGGCGAAACAGATCTTCAGTATAGGGTCGGGGTACGATAAGGCTTTCCTCAAAGTTGATGATACCCAAATCGCCGCGAACACGTGGCACAATGTGACCTATGCGTACCAAGGTGAAGGTGGGTCCAAGGTGACCTACGTGGATGGACGGAAGGTCGAGGAGGCCCAAGTTGAGGATACCTTCGGGGACTACCCACCGTTCCCTATGACGGATTACGAACAAGGTGGGTATGTGGTGAGTGCGAATCACACAAGAAGTGGTTATTATCCATATGACGCTTTTGATAATGAAACGAATGATGATGACGCGACGTCGTCGCGATGGTGGTCTTCTGCCGATGTTTTTAGTGGTAATGTATATAATGGCATCACGTCAGACCACTGTGGAAGTTTCCAAGGAGCGTATCTAAAACTACAATTACCTTATAAATTGATATGTAGCCATGTAAATCTTTGGCTCCGTGATTTTAATGGGGCTCAGACACCCAATTCACAAAGCCCTAAAGATTTTAAAATTGTCGGTAGTAATGATGATATAAATTGGGTTGAACTAAAGGATGAAGTAAGCTTTGTAGATACCGGTAATGTATCTCACCCGGTTATCGTAAATGCTACAAAAGGATATAAATATTTAGCCATCGTTGTGACAAAGGTCAATGCTTCGAGTCTCGTTAGTATAATGGACGTCGAATACTACGGCCACAAGGAAGGCGACCTGACCCGATTCCCCGAGCCGACGCGGGTCCTCAAGTATCCACACATTGCGATGACGGGTCCGGGCCAAAGGGGGTATGTGGTATCGCGAAGTACTGGATATCTGAACTATCCTGGGTGGTATGCGTTTGGTGGGTCAGCTAACTGGACAACCGAAAATAACTACAGTCTTAGTGGTGGGAGCAGTGCATATAACCCAAGCGCTGCTAATGTTAGTAGCGATGATTCTATAGTTGCGGGGGGGAATACATATCAAGGAGATTGGATACAATTACAATTACCCCACGGTGTTAAGTTTACTTCGTTTAAAGTAAGTGTTCCACCATCATCCGAACATGCGAGTATCCATAATCGTGGTATAAAAAATGGTATTTTAGCTGGAAGTAATAACGGTTCTTCTTGGGATGTACTAAAAATTATAGGTTCCGGGCATGTTTCAACTGGTTCAGGTTTAACCTGGGTAGCAGACGAAACAAAAACTATAACAATTGATACGAACACGACAACTGCTTATAAATATATTAGACTCTTAGCAACTGCTGTACTAGGTGGAACTGTTGGTACTTATTGGAGTATACCTGGAAGCGGACTCGAATTCTACGGCACAGAAGAAGATACCGGTACCCCTGCCATAGTGGGTGGTCCCTTCGCGGGTAAGGTGGCGAACTTTAGGGTCTATGACCAGTACTTGGGTGACGAGCGGATCCAAGAGATTTACGATGCGCAAAAGGACGAGTTCGGGCACAAGAAATCCTCGATGACCTTCTACAAGGGTCGCATAGGTGTGGGCACGACCGAACCTGAAGGTGCTTTGACGGTCATAGATGAACCCCATGCTTTGCAGAAGTTCCCCGCGAGGGCAGTCTCTGCGGACGATTCGTATGTGGAGGGGGACGGGCAAATCAAGTTAAGTGCCGCGGATGGGTCGGGGTACCGGGCGTTCGATGGTCTCACTTCAACCTCGTGGACGGCTACACCCACCCGAAACACCCGAGTCTCCGAAGAAGTTGATTTCGGGGCATGGCTCAAGATCCAAACCCCAGAATCGGTGAGTCTCAAGAAGGCTGAGTTTGAATCGAACCCTGACTGGAGGCAGGTTGGGAGTGACATTAATGGAAGCGCCCTTAATGATCAACTTGGTCGCGCGGTCGCGTGTTCACATGATGGTACCCGTGTAATCGTGGGTGCATATGTTCATAGCGGCAACCAAGGGAAAGTGAAAGTCTATGATTGGAATGGAAGTTCATGGACCCTAGTTGGCTCGACACTTACCGGCACCGCCGATAATGATCTATTTGGTCGCGCCGTGGCTATTTCAGGTAATGGGAATATCATAGCTGTAGCTGCGCCACGTGAGCATCACGCAACCGGAAACGTTTCAGATGTAGGTACCGTTCGTGTATATTCTCTGGTGGGAGCCACATGGACCATTTTACCTGATTCTGGAACCTTAACTGCGG